TCCTTTAAGTGTTTTAGCAGCTTGCTCTTCAAGATATGGTTTCATGTAATCAAATAATTCCATTTGTTCATCTTGAGTCAAAGCTCCTTGATTAACATAAACACCCGGTACAACTTCTTGACCTTTTGGAATACCTTCAGTCTGAGCTGCAGGTTGTGCAGTTTGATTTAATGTTTTCTCATACACATCTCTAATAGCTTGTTTAGCTGCAGCTTCTACTTCAGATCCTTTATATTGCTCTCTTGGTACCCATTTACCTTCTTTTTGTATATTATAAGATTCAATATCTCTTGAACCTATACCGGCAAAGTTTTTAGTAAGAGTAGGTGTATCAGTTTCTTCAAACCATCTATTTCCATCCCATTTATACCAAGATTGTGTAGCTAAATCCCATACATAAACAGGTTTACCTAATTTAATTCCCAGTTGTACTGCTGTATTTGTTCCTCCTTTTACAATATGTTTATAAGAATTTACTGATTTTGTTATATCAGTAGTATTTTTAGGAGCATCTTTATCAACTACTTGTGTGATTTCAGCAATAGCAAATACAGCATCTGCATTAGCTACTTGATAATAATTTCTTACTTGTAAATTTCCTTGTATAGTATCAGGATATTTTTCTCCAAGTAATTTTTCTACTTCAGTTCTTGCAGTATCCATTTGTTCTTCAGTAAGAACTTCTGCTTCAACACCAGCCTTTTTTAACTGTGCTGATAAAGATGTATTACCTGCATGTCTATAATGCTTGTGATTAGTTACACCAAATTCTCTACCTATCATATCCCAGTAAGTATCTCCACCATATGCACCACCTGAGTGATTTGTAAATTGAGATAAACCTGTAGGTTGATTTTCAGAAGTATCACCTAAAAGACCAGCTTCTTCAAGCATAGCTTTTATCTGAGGCATATTCTCTCTAGTAGTATCTTTTCTTACAGTACCTTGTCTTCCAAGATTTACATTCTCAGCAGGTAAAACAAGTTTGATATTGTCTTCAGCTTGTACAGTTTTAATGAGTAATGGTAGAATATCCGCAATTGAACCTTCACCGTGACCTAACCCAGCTAATGGTAATAAATATGTATTGTCTTTATTGTCCCTAGCAGTTTTAATCAAACTTCTAAGACTTTGTTTAAGCAATTCCATATTGTTATTCATTGCCATTGAATCACTCCACTTTTGTTTAACTGGTAACTGTACTACTGTATCAGTAGCTTTGAAGTTACCATCACCTTGAGTAACAAGACCTTTTGCTTTAGCTGCTTGTGCTAGACCTGCACCATGGACACCACCTAAATTAGTTGTAATTACTGGTATGCCTGATAGGGTAAAGATGTCTCCCTCAAGTACTTTACCTGATTCATCTTTAGCAGGAGCTTCTCCTAAAAAGTCAGCCATATCAGCAAAGTCATCATCAGAGAATGTCTCTAAGTATGAGTCTACAGATTCTTCTCCACTTAAATTACCTGGATCAACTGTATAGTCTTTAAACTGAGATCTTGTATTCAATCTGTTATAGATTCTTTCAAAAGTTTCTTCTGATAGATTATTGTTTAAGAAAGAGTTAGCTGCATTCTGCATAATTTGAGTGAATGCTTCCGGATCTAATACTCTTACAAATCCTAATTTAGAATAACCTGTTCCATGTTGGTAGAACATAAGCATAGAGAAGTTACTAAATACATCAGTAATTCTTTTGTTATCCATTTTTTGAACTTCCTTATCTGTATTTATTACTTTTCTTACCGTAAAATCACCAAGTTGTTTAAGATTCTTGTAGTAGTCATCTGCAATAGTACCCTTAGCTGTAGCTTTATCATTTAACTCTAAAACATTTACATCTTTTGTAAATTTAGCTGGAGCTAACTGAGCAAGTACTGGGAAGTTATCTTTGATGTTCTGATCCTCAAACTCATTAATCATATCCATAACCATTCCTGTATATGAATACTTAGTAGTACCCATAATAAATGCACGGTTAAAGCTGTTCATTAATGCTCTTTGAGTAATGTATTTATCATAACCCAAATCTTCTGAACCTGCTTGGAAAGAAAGTTTAGTGAAGTCTTTGTTTTTAGCTAAAGATTCTTTAGTATAAACAGTAGTCAAGTATTCTTTCTCTACTACAAATTTAAGATAGCTTGCAAATGTTGGAAAAGGATTTTCTGTTGCATCAAATGTATCCAAGTTTTTAGCTACGTTACCTTCTGTAGTATTGTTAGAACTTAAGAATATTTTAGTACTAAAATCTTTTTTAGCTTGTTCTAAATTAACTTTTATATCCTTATCAGTAACTGTTACTGCTTGTCCTGTAGTTACTTCTGTAACTGCTAACTTATGTAATGTTTCTGGTAGGATTACTGGATTTCCATTCTCATCAGGGAAATTAGACATAGTATTTTGGAAGATGTAATTTACAACAGCATTATTATAGTTGTTGATAAATCTTTCTTGACCTTTTATACCAGGTCCAAATTTCTGAGCAATCATGTCTCTATTCTGATCTATCTTTTTCTCAATAAAGTCTAAGATAGATTCATTAAGTCTTAATGGGAATAATGGAACAACAAGATCCATGATCATACCGCTCTTGTAGAATGAAGAAAGAAGAGACTTATATCTTAATCTTTCTAAAAAATCAGAATCAACCTTAGATTGTTCTTCATCCAATACTTTAAATGCTTTATCTCTTTTTCTAATCTGTAAAGTAGTGTCCATTAATCCAGTGTCTGGACTGAAAGCCATTTCTAATTCATCCATTCCTTTAAATTGCTTTTCTAACTGCATCATATGCATTAAGATGGCTAAGTTTTTTATGCTAGGATTAAGCCCCTCTTTTACTAAAGATTGTAATTCATCTTTATTAGTATCAAACGGACCACCAAATGCTCTTCTCCATGCAGCTTCTGCAGCATAGTAGAAGTTATCATTATTTGCAATACCTGAAGATCTTTTGAATAAAGTTTTCTGCATTTCATATACAGTGTTTTCTTTAAACTCTTTTAATTCAACAATTTGATCTAATTGAAAAGCTTTATGAAATAATGTATTTCCAGTTGCTCTACCAATACTTTCTTTACCATCTTTATCTCTTATTGTAAAGAGGTATACTTTCTTTTTATCTTCCTTCTTAAGCATGTCTGCAATATCACCCATTCTACGGTCATTTGCATAACTAGCCAGTTGTTTGACAGTCTTCTCCATGTCTGTGCCCCCTTGAGCAATCATGTCATTAATAGTTTCCCTAAGAGCTTTAGATTTTACCTGGTGTTTAAGAACTGGTTCATCTTGTAGTTTAGCCATAGAGCCTCCATAATACATTTGTTTCTTAATGTATTCTACAATCCATGGATTATTTATAAAAGCAAATACTTCTGGTACACTTACACCAGCTTCAATAAGATGGTTAATTGTACTTAAGGCTTCTTTTACAATTTGTAATTTAAAAGGGAAAGGATTATTAGCACGGTCAAGAATACCTTGTAGACCATGAGAAAAAATATCTCCAATCTTTTCACCATCTACATTGTTTTCATTAGATAAAGAAACAACTTGTTGACCTTTTGTATTAGTAGTTTTATTAGTTTTCATACGGATTACTACATCATATTTAGCAGGAATCTCATCATATTTTTTAGTTTCATCATTCCATATAGTTGCATTATATGATGCTGGCATCAGGGCTCCTACACTTTTGAATAATGCATGCACTTTATTTTTCTTGGCCATAATACCAAGTGGTAAGTTACCGGATAGCATAGCCTCATGTTGACTTAAATTATAGTCATTATCCAAAGCTCTTGATGGACTCATAACTTCTTTACCGTCATTCTTTCTTACTGTTTCTCCGTGTGCATTCTTTTTATTGTTGTATCCTGAAGAGTTTTTATCATAGAACTCTACTTCATCTTCTACAAGATATGTATTGTTAGGTTTAGTTAAACTTGCGTAGTTATCTGGTAGGGAGAGTATTGACCGGGTATTTTTGATTAACTTGTTTTGTGCAGCTTTTTTATACTGATCAATAAGAGCCTGTGGATTTTTTATTCCTTTTTCTATTCTTTCTTTCTTACTCATACCATTAGCTTCTTTTACCATCTTGGTAAGTTCTTCTAAACTTTCTGCAGGTGCTTTAACTAAAGTACCATCAGAAGTTATGTTTGGTAACATAAAGAATATCTTATCAACGTCAAAGTCAGATCCAGCTTTTGCAACTATCTCTGTTGGTACAATTACTGTGTTACCTGCAGATGCATCTAAGAAATGCCATACTTCAGCAAACTCCATAGAGTTAGCAGCATCTGTTGGGATTCTTGGCCCAACAATAGTAACAAGCTCTCTATTCTCATCTAACCAAGCATCATTTTTAATAAGATCATTCAAACGGTCAGTAGTTCCAATTAGCTCTCCATCAGGATGTTTTAACTTAAGTATATGTAAGAAGTCACCATTCATTGGTATTGCAACTTTCATTGCTGAAGTAGCTAATCTATTACCATCTTTATCAAATGATGTATCATAAAAAGGTAAATTGTTAGAACCAAGGTATTTTCTAATTAACTCATCATTTTTTAAAATAGCTTCATCTCTTTGGAAGGCACTGTCCCACACACCGTTATAGAACGTGGATGGCGCTTGAACCATTGCTTCTCCCTTTGTCTTCTGTTTTACAACACTTTTTTGAATTCTATTTACAATAATCTTCTCAAGTGTATCAGCCTCTGGGTGAATTGAAAAGTCCATAGATAACTGGTCACTTAGTGTAGTATCAAGAAGTTTAATTAAATGTTCAGGAACTTCTTTAGCTCCTAATTCATCTCTGATAAGTTCAATAAACTTATCTAACTTTCCTACATACTTTTCTGTTGCAGGATCATACTCATAACCAATCTTGTTTAATAACTCAAGAGCTAAAGTTTCAGTATAATCTTCAACAGATGCTTTATATTCATTAGCTATATCAGCATTTGCTTCATTAATAATTTCTCCAACATTGAAAAGACCATCTAACAATAACACACGTTTCTGAGTAGGATAGCTGATTTCTTTTTTAAGCTTGGTAGCAACTTTAGTTACATCTTTAAGATACTCTATATGAATTACATTTTTTTTAATTGGCGCATCTGCAGAAACTGTTTTTTGTGTTTCATCACCAAAAATATTATCAAATTCTCCATTAGTTGTAAGTGCAGCTACTTTAGAACCTGAACCAAATGTTACATACTGAAGATTTTCATTCAACATTTTTACATGTAGATTATAAAGTTCAGTACCTTTTACTGCAATGGTAGGAATAATTGGAGCTACGGCAAACTTATGCATTCCTGTTGTAGCAATTGGAGCATTAGCAATAGAACCATAGTAATGAAGTTTGTAAATAGAAAAGAATTCTTTTACTTTTAAAGGGTCTACTTCTTTTCCTTCAACAATCTGTTGATATAGGGCCTCTTGTGGAATACTCCAACTCTTACCCATTTTTCTAAGAGTCCGGTAAGCATCAAAAGTCATAAATGCAGCACCATCAGATTCCTTCATTTCCTTATAAGCCTTAGCATCTTTTGCAAGTCTTCTATCTATTTCATTCTTTAATGCAGTTTTATCTTTATATAAAGGAGTTAAAGCAGCACGGTATTTTTCTTCCCATCCTCCTAACATGTTATCTAAATATACTGACTTTCTTTCTGCATCTGCAATGACACCGGTATTTAATGTACCTGACATGACAAATTTATCTAAGTCAAGATCAAGTTCTTTTGCTAGTTTCTTAGCATAAGTATTTTTGTTAAAAACTTTGTTTATAAATTCATGCATGTATTTATCATTGACAAATCCATCACCATCTGATGTAGAACCAGGAGCACGTTTACTTGCTTGTTGTTTGTCATGATTGAACTGAGATAAGTCACCGTTGAAAAGGTTAAACATTTCAAACTTGTGAATCCAGTCATTAAATAAGTAAGCTTTAAGAACTGCCTTTTGTGCATCATCATACTTACCAGATTTATCCATTACAATACCTGCTTTCTCATAAACTTTATTGTCTATGTATGGCAGTTTACTGAAGAACTCATCATTCATTGACTCAGTCTTCTCTTGGAAGTAGTCAGAAATATCTTTTTGTACATCAAGGTATAACCCTTGGTCATTCCTGATATGGGTAGGTAAGTCTATTAAAGGGTCAGATGCAAGTTTATATAATTTTTTCTTTGTACTGTCTCTTAAGATATTATCAAAAGCACTGAAAAATTCTCCCGCTCTTCCTATTACTTTACCATCATCATCTTTAATCTCTCTATTATAACCTATAATATTTATTAAATCTTGCGGATTTTGTTTAAAGTATCTGATTCTATCAAACTCAGCAGCAATATAGTCAAGGAAATAACCACCTACGGCAACTATTTCTCCATCACTAATTTGTTCACCTGGTTTAGCTACAAACTTACTAATATCAATATATAAGTTTTGGTCAACACCATTTGTAATGCCGTTAACAACCACTTTCATTTTACCACCAACCATCTTAATACCAAATGCAGATTTCTTTTCTGCATGGCGGATAAATTCTGCAACTCCACCTAAACTCATAGTGTGGAATTCTTGGAAGAACTTACCTAATTTATCTAAGTCAGATGTATTTATTCCTTCAACATCTGCAATTTGTGTTCCTGCAGTTTGAATGAGCTCTAAGAATCTATTACCTTTTGCATCAAAAGTACCTTGTGCAGTATCAAACATTGCTCCTAAGACTTTAGATCTTAAAGTAAAGAATGATTTACCTGGTTTCAAATGAGACATATAACCTAATTCAGGGTTAGTCCAGAAGTCACTAAGATTTTCAACATTGTTTATTGCATCCACAGTAACTGTAACTTGACTATGATTTACATTTTCAAATACTCTGTTACCATCAGGCAATAAAATTCCAGGATTAGCAGAATCATATCCATATTGAGATTGCAATTCAGCAATTCTTTTAAGTATGTTCTTTTCTGCAACTTCTCTTTTAAAGCTTTTTAAAATTCCTTTTGGTATTTCACCTCTTAGGGTAGCAATTGGATTACTAATAAATTTATTTAAGTACTCTATTTGTTCCGGGGTAGACTTATCTGATTTTTGAATATCTGCAAAATCTTTTACAATGTCATAGATATAAGGCAATCCAAAATACTCTGCTCTTTCTTGCATGTTCTTTTTGATCACAGGCAAACTATCAAGCTTCATTCCTAATGCTGCAGCAAATTCATATGCTTTAGCGGGATCTAATTGGCCTGAATGTTTCTTATTCTCAAATGCTGTAATTACATTATTAAGTTTTAATACAGATTGATTATCTGAATTCTTTTCTATATAATCATTAGCAATACTACCTTTAAATAAAGATTCAAACTTTCTAATAGTGCTATCAACTTCAATAGAAGATTGAGTTACATCAGCTTCAAATCCAGAAAGAACATCTTCTACTTGTCCTGTAATGAAATTTATACTTGCTTCATATTGTGGAAACACTGTAAACTGCCAAAACTTAACTGACGGTTTTGCAAAAGTTTGCCAGAATGAAGTACTCACATCTTGTTCAAATGTATTAGTAATCAATCTTGGGTCAGGAAATTTAGTTTCAATAAGTTGAGCTATTTCAGGAAAGTTTTTTGCTTCCGCTTGTAATATTTCATATACTTTAACTCTATCTCTTACACCACCAATTGCTTTAGTTACAATATTCCAAACCTTTCTGAAGTCAGCACGTTCTTTAAAACCAAGTCTATTGTATGATACTTCACCATTACGGTCAACTTTATGTAAACTTTTAAGTATGTAAACAACTTCTTTATCAGCTAACTGCAGTAAAGACTTTTTACTAGCGGCTTCACTACCATAAGATGTTTCAGAATCATGAGTTTGATTTTCTACATCTTCATCAATCTCATCACCATTTTCATCCATTTCAACCATATCAAGCTCATACTTTTTCTTTGATAAATCAAAGTCTGAGTTTTCTAAATGATATGCTATGGTTCCTATTGGATCAATACCCTTTAAGTCCCATTGTGGATCTCCAAAGTTATCTACTGCTGCTTGAAGAATTCTTACATTGTCTAAAGTAAATTCTTGTTCTGCAGATAACATATAGTCAGGAACATCCTTTTGTTCAAAGCTGGTATATTCCTCAGCTCCTCCAGCAACATAATTGTTAAACTGAACCTGAGCATCCTCTAAACTAGAAACCACAATTATCCCTACCGGCTTTTTCTGATTCTTAATAGACTTGTGTGAATAGAAATCACCAACTATTTTAATTCCATGCCAAGACTCACCTTTAACTCTAGTACCTTTACGCATGTTGGCATCAAGCTTATCAAAGCCATCAATCTGTGACTTAAGGAATACATACTTGTCTTCTCCTTTTGCAGATCTTAATACAGCTACTGCTTCTGACTCAATTGTTTTTTCATTTTCATCATCAGATTTAAGCTTTTCAATTTTACTAAATGGAGTTATACCTGGTTCAGAATGTAATTGTTCTTTGAACTCTTTTAGTTTATCTTCTAGTCTTTCTTTGATCACCTCATACATAAATGCACGGTGTTCAGGATCTATAAGTAAACCTATTGTTCCAGACTTTAAACTATTATAGTTACCGGTTTCTTCTGCTTCCTCTAAGCGTTCTCTATACCAATCATCAACAAAATCAGACATGACCATATCCATTGTGTCAGATACTAATCTTGAATCTTGATCACTAAGTGCACTGTCACTTGGTCTATTTAATTTACTAATACCACGGTTTAATACCATAAAGTCAACATTATCCATGTTGGCCTTATATGATCTTAGTAATGATTTCTTGTTAGAAGAGTAGTTTAATTTTTCAAACATTTCTCTTACAGCTGGAACATTCATTACATCTGTGATAACTTCAGTAGGATTAATTGCTGTTTTACCAAACAATGCTCTAAGGAAGTTTAAGATTTTTCTAAATAATTTATTTCTTACAGGAGAGCCTTTCTTAATGTAATTGCTCTTCATGTAAGTTCTGAAGTCTTCAGCAAGTAGTTCATCAACTTCCTTATAGTTCATAGACTTATAGGGTTGTTTACCACTTGCATCTTTATAATTAATTACCTCATCATAAAGATTATACTTTTCTTCACGGGTTAAATATAATTGTGTAAATGCATGGAATGCTTCATGATAAATGTCAACTAGTGTACCTATCCCTTTGTTAATTTGTATCTTACCTTTAATATCTGGGTTATTCAGTGTTGCTCCTGTAACTACAAATCTTGCAAATACATCTGAGTTAGCGATATTATAAGCATGTTGTAATTCAATATGCTTTTGAAGTTCTTTACCAAGTTTAGTATTATCCCAAAAGTCAAGTACTTTAGCTGTATCTTCTTCACCAATTTCATCAGCAATATATCCTGCACGGTTTAGAGTATCATTCTTAGGCCCTCTAGAACGTAAGCTTCCTTTTTTAACAATTGGATTTACTGTTGTTGGATCTGGCATCTCAGGCTCAATAGTCTTTTGAATTATCTCTACATCTCTTTGTAAATCTGCATTAGGTTTAGGAAAGATTCTATCAATAGTATCATTAATTGTATTGATTTGTTTGCCACTTATATAGTTTGCACCAACAAACACATCTCTTAACTGTTCAGCAGTTTCTCTAGTATATCTTTGATCACGGTTATTGTTGATTGCTCCAATAAGACTTGCAGCATAATAGAAACTATCATACTTACCTTCTGTGCCCTGTAGTGCTAACTGAGCTCTATACTCAGGATTAATAGCACGGTCAGCAAGAATTTGTGCCTCAATTTCTATTGGAGATTTATTAGCATTCTCTAATGCTCTTTGTTCTTCTGCATACCTACGTGCTTCTTCAATCTCCTCTTCAAATGTTAATGTTGCTGCCGTATTTGCTTTCTTAATTTCTTTATCCACTTTAGTCTCTTCATTAAACAACAAGTGTTTGTTATAAAAACCAGGATCACCGTCAAATAAATCAACATAACCATCAAGCGTAGTTAAGAAATCAATATAGTTTGCAACTTCAATTTGTTTTGTATTGCTATTATAGGTTAAGTATTCTTCATCATTCAACAAGTCAGACTTGTATGACATGTAAGTAGCCTTATTATTTGCTCTACCTTCCTTTAAAGTATCACTAAAAGTTTTAATACCAGCCTCTAATTTTTCCTTACTAGCTTTATCTAGTGAAGATTTAGAAATAACAAAGTCAAAAATAGGTTCAGTAACAAATCCCTCCTTATCACCAACTGTATCATATAGCTTAATCCTGAATGTTTGTTTTGCCATATCAGGAATGATCTCATGCTTACGCATTGTGTATGCAAGCATTGTCTCACTATCTTCTGGAATGAACTGAGAATAGAAATCTTTCTTAGTTTCAAAAGGAATAGTAGGATCAAACATAACTGCAGCAATTTGATCAGCTACACTGTCTGGCATAGAAGATCTATTTACTTGGAAGTCTGTACCATTTAAATTGATTACTGCTCTACCTTTTTTAAAGTTACCTTCTGCTTTCTTTAGAGTACGGATATTCTTAAGACTTTTCTTTGTTGCTCCTGGTATCTTTAGGAAGTCTGATAGGGGTAGCTTGGTTGCCGTGAGATCTGAAGTAACTCCGGTACTAATACCTGAGAAGTCCAACATCATATCATTACCTAAAGACTTCTCTCTTATCTCAAATAATTTTTTTAATTCTTTTTCTCTATCATCTTTTACTTTCTCAAGATATGTAGCAAAGTCTCCATCAACTGCTGAGTCATATGTCATTTGAGCATATTCATCAATGGGCATCAACTGTTCTTCTTTTCCGTAGATATCAGTTACTGTATAACCTTTTGCAGTTTGTCTAACATCTCTCATGAATTGATACACTAGAGATCCATTACCTTTTGTAGTAATGTTTCCTTCCTGATCAAAATAAAGATTCTCTCCAGCCTGATCTGTTATAACAAGCATTACTCTTTTATCTGCTTGAGTAACTCCTGATTGGTTTCTTCCTGTAGTAGTAAAGAAATTTGAATCCTTAATTTCTTTTTGGGTTGTAGGATCTAAATCATTAAAGTTCTGTTGAGAAAAAGCATACATGTTAGTTGCTTTAACTTTTACTTTCTTTCCCTGATATGTGAAGTCTCCGGAAAAAGTATCATGCATACTTAAGGCATCACCTAAAATTGCAAGATTAGTAAGAATTCTAGCTCTGGGTTTATCAAGTCTTTCTACATAAGTATCAGATTTTTTATCTGGTGTTACAGGTATAAAAGATTGAAGAGTACCTGACATAACTACAGGAGTTTTAAGTCTAGCTTCAACTCTTGAATTTGTTTCTTTTTTCTCATCTTCTGGACCCTCCTCTTCTTCATCAGAAAATTCAAGTGTTAACTGATGAGCTGCTGCTTCTTTAACATTTTTTACATCAACAGGCTTTGAATATTTTTTAAGTACATTCTGAAATCCTTCACCATTTGCTTTTGAGAAGTCAGCCATTAATCCATAGATGCTATCTAAACCTTTTACTAAAGGAATTTTATCACTGAATGATTTAGTAATAATTAAATTTATAACACGCGGAGTACTTTGCAACCATTTGGCTGCAGTTTCAGGATCACCATTTTTAACTGATTCCTCAAACAACTTCTCCATGAAATCATTTACATCAAAGGTCTTATCATTCCCTAGCTTATCTTTGATAGCACGGAATACATACTTGTAAAAATTTTCAAGTGGTAGTTGAGTAATTGGACAACTGATCATCTAATTAGCATTTAAAATTATTAAAGAAATCATTTTTTAATTGGTCAAGAGATATAGTATCTGCTGAAGCTTCATCTTCCCATTTAGCAAGTTGCTCAAAGTCAGATAACTGTTCATCTGTAACAGCCATACTTTCTGTTAAGTGACCCACCTCTTCTTCAGAAGGAACATAAGGCTCTTCTTCTTTTGGCATGTTGTTTATTAATTCTTCACTCATAGCATATGCATTAAAATCTTGTATACTCATGGTAAAAGTTTTCTTTCTACCTGGACCAACTCTAGACAAAGTAACTGTTTCAGCTTCAGGATCAAAAGTATCTACTTTTACTCTGTAACCTTCAGTAACTTTGTGTGCTTTTACTGGTTCCGTAAAGATATAAATTTCTCCGATGTTTAATACTATTTCTCCTGTTTCATCAAAAGTTAATGACATTCTTGCATCAAGTTGAGATTTCATATTGTTATATGCTTCTTTACTTAATTTAGGTTTCATTGCATCTAACTCTAAAGCTAATTCCATTAAGCCATCTAAAGCATCATTTCCTTCTTTAGTATCACTAATTTCTGCCATCTTACTCATGAACTCATCAACTAGTGGTCTTTCTTCTTCCGGGATATTATTTTTCTGAGTAGGTTGAGTTTTAAGCTGACCAGCTTTTCTTCCCCTAACAGGTATTAAATTTTGCATGAACTCATCAATTGATTGAGTTCCATAGGCACCAGTCTCTTCATTTTTAATTTGAATAACATTACCCTTATCTAATGAAATAGTATAAGGCATTGTTCCTTCATCTCCAATTACTTCTTCTCCTACAAATAATGATGGGTTTGTTGGCTCACCTGCTGTTACTATATAACCACTTGAATCAAAACCAATTTCAATTGGGAAGATTTTAATTCCAAATTGTTGACCAGACATATCTTCTGCAAGATTTGCATAACCGGTTTGTTGTAAGGTATTCTCTAATTGTTTCTTAAATGAATCTGTACCAACAGTTTTATAGTTAAACCATTTTCTAACCTTACCAGTTTTTAAATCCACAATGAATTTTCTTCCTTGGCGGTCAACAATGATCATATCAATTTCACCAGCAACATTAGGAAGTTTATTACCTTCAGCATCTACTAGATCATTAGCATGCACAATAAGATCTTTGGTGAATATATAAATCTCACCATTGTCAGCCATTCTTTTAAACTTAGTAAGATAACCAGTCTCATCATCAAATAAAGCATCATATGCTTCTTTGCTCATCTCAGTCTTATCCCACTTAGGTTTTACAGAAGTTGCTGTATCAAGATAGTCTTTGAGCATAGGGTCAATTATATTTCCCCCATCTCTAGACTCTTCATATGCATTTTCTTTTACTGTGTTTAGAATAAAAGACTTAAGATTAACTGAGTTCATTTCAAATGGCTCATCATACTTACCTGTCTCTTCATCTTTAATAGCTTGCTCTAACTGAGTTTTCTGTTTTTGCAAGCTTGCAAGACGCTTTTTATCTTTTACTGATTCTAACTTACTGTTGATATCACTTAACTGATTTTGTAACTTAGAGATATATTTCTGAATTTTTTTAGACTTAGTGCCATCAGTTTTAAGTAATGTTTCTAATTCATCTCTTACTATATCTACAGTGAATTTATTTGTGTTGACACCAGGTAGATCAGCAGCTACTAAAGCTTCTATGAATTCATTAATTAAATCTTGGTCTAATTCTCTAGGTTCTGTTGTTTCTTCAGTATTATCTAAAGCAGCTAATTCTGCATCATATTTAGCATTGATTTCTTTTACTAATTCAGGTGCTTTTATAGCTGCATCATATTGTTCTTCAGTTATTTTTGAAAGTCTAGAGTCATCTCTCAAATCACCTATAGATATACTTACTTGTTCCTGAGTATAAGCATATGTCTTATCTATATTACTTTTAAAAGTTAATGTAGCTATTGTGTTATTATCACCTTCAAAATAGTCTTTAGTTAAAACATATGGAGCTTTTTCTTTTAATTCTTCTTGTCTTCTTTTTTCTATAGCTGCCTTAGCATTTGTATTAGTAGTTTTAGATCTTTCACCTTTTAATGCAGCACCAATAGTCTCATCATAAAGATCTATAAGATCAGCTTCACCTGAGTATCCATAAGTGTCATAACCAGTTTTGATTCTGTTTGACATTCTTTCATGGAGCTCACCATCTACAATGTAGTTTCTTTTAGTCTGAACAATATCTTCTTTCCCGGCAAATAACTCTTGAACCTCCCGGATAGATTGTTTCATCTCTTCAGGCCTATTGGATTCAACACTCTCCTTAACAGCCTCTTCAAAGTCTGTTCTAGCTTTATCTATAAGATCATCATACTTTGTATTAATCTCATCTACTGCTTTTGTGTAATCCTCATAGGGTAGAGTTTCTTCATAAGTTGGGATACCTTCCATTCCGGTCCCATCAGCAAGTGCTTGAAGTACTTTAATTCTACTTTCAAGTAATGGTCTAAGTATTACTACATTAGATGCTGCTTCAATAGCTTCTTCTTCTTGTTCTACATCTGTAAATTTCTGCGCAATGCTTGCTACTTCTTCGGCTGCTGTTTCACTTGAGAAAAGATCTTCTTTAGCCATGTTATACTCTTTTGGAGTAAACATTTCTTTTTCTGCAGCCATATCAAATACAGCTTGAATCTCAAGATGATTATCTGATTCTAATTGCATAAGAGCTTTTTGTGCTAATGCAATTTCTTCAACAGCATCATCAGGAGTCATATCTGAATTAGTCATTGCTTCATTACGCATATTGTCAATCTCATCTTGTGTATATCCTACAAGATCTTTTAAATTAACATCATATGCATTTTGAACAGTTTCTAATTCACCCTCTCTTTGATCATTATAGTTTTCAATTGTTATATCAAGTTTTTGCTCTTCAGTACTTTTTGGTCTTGGAGGATTAGTAGTCTCAGCATTTTCTGCTAAATTAAAAATTTCAATATATTGGTCATAGAGATAACTATCTCTATTTATAATTCTATTATTTACTTGATCAATAAGATACGTAGGTAATTTAGAATTATCTTCACACCAATCAGCAAATTCTTCTAAGTCAACATAAATACCTTTCTCAGCTAGTTCTTCTAAAAGTGTATTTCTTTGAATAGCTGTAATAGAGTTATTAATTAACTCATCATAGTAGTCTTGTCTGTTTTTATACAACTTCTTCATCCACTCAAAGTTTCTATTGACATGTTCATAGAAATCTTGTGGGCTACTTAAAAGATTAATGTATTTGTTAAGATTCATATTCTCATTTCTAAGAACATGTGTATCCATTAACATTTCAAAAATATTTTCAAAACCACCGGCATCATCTAACTGTCTACCAAGGTTTGCTTTATTTTCTTCTGTTCCAGCAAGATTATCTAATAAATCTCTGAAACTTGTTTTATAATTTTCAAAAGGATTTAATCCTTCTTTTTCATATTCAGCTGTAACTTGTTCAACAGCTTTATCATGTGCTTCATCATTAGAAATACCTTCAGATTTTACAATTTCTTTTTGAGCATTCTGAATTCTTTGAAAAAAATCTACAGTGACACCTGTTTGTTCTTTTTTATAGCTTTCTAATTTCTCAAGAAGATCTTTTTGTTTTTGATATTGTTCTTTTCCTTCTGGAGTTGTTGCACTTTTACCAAGGTCAACATCTGTACGGAGCATTGCAATCTCTTTATTTAATCTTGCTGGATCAGTAATAGTTGCAATATCAGAAAATCTTGAGTTTTGAATTACAGGAATAGATGCTAACTTGTTATACATCTTACCTAACCTTTCACTATTATTGTCAAAGGCACCTCCCATGAATACTAAGTTGTCAAGGCCTGTAAGGTAAGCTTCATTGTAAACCTCAGCCATTTCTCTTTCAGGGGTATTCTCTGGAAAGTTTGCAGGATTAACAACATGTTTCATTCTGTTTTTTACTTCCTGCCATCTTGATGCCATTACTTTTGCACTACTAACTGCTTTGTCAATATTTGCTAGTGCTTTCTCACCTTGTCCTGGTTCTAATCTCCATGCCTCTTCTAACTCTTGAGGAGTAGCTTGTTTATATCCTTCATAGTTATCAATGAACATATCAAAAGTTCCTGATCTTAATGAAGTTCTTACAGCAGATTGAAATGCTGCAAAGCTTGTATCTTTTGCCTCTTTGGTTGATACTCCTTCTGGGTCATCTACAACTTTACCCGCAAGCATTTGTGTAGTATAGTTTGTAAGTCTTGGATCAAAAAAGTGTTTAGCTCCTTTGTCCATTGTGTTTAATGTATTTACAATTGAGTCAACTTCCTCTTGTCTTTCTGCAAGATATTCAGTATAGTTATTACGGTGTTTAAAATACTTATTGTATCCAACACTCATAAAATTCTTAACACTACCTGGAATACCAAGAATAGCACCCATTGCAAAACCTGAAGCAAATGTTTCAGCACCTTGAGCACTTATTTGTTTCTTCATGCCTGCATTAAATGTAGCCATTGAATATTCAAAGTTCTGACGGTCTTTGTTTTTAAAACTATTAACATAATAGTTTTCAGTTGCATCTGATAAAACATCTTGTGCTGTCTCTTGAAAACCTTCTACAAGATTAGCTTTAAAATAATTTAATGCTGTTTTACCATATGCAGCAGGTTTAGTAAATGCTTTTGCTGCATTTTTAAGTGAGATCTTTTCAGCTGAGTATAATGCTTCACCAGCTGCTCTTTTAGCTGGATTATATACTAATTGAAAAGGTCCGACTGTACCAAAGGTCTTACTAAATTTAGGAAGGCCTTTCATGAATCCTGCTTTTGTAATTGAAGGGAAAGCAAGATTATTACTATAATATACAAGCAATGTATTTTTAAAAGTGTTTTGGAAACCACCTACTTTTGCTTGCTTACGCATATCTTTTTGAAGAAGATCACTTGGTGCTTCTCCATTTTTATCATAGTACTTGTTATAAAGATCATCATAGATTCTCTGTTCTGAGAATCCACCTTCAAGTCTCCCTTCAGATAAGGCAGCATTCATGTTTTTAACATCATGCCACATAGCTCCAACAGTTCTTGCAGATCTTGCAAGATTACTAAGATCATCTGGATTTTTAAAAACATACTTCATTGCTGCTTCAGAAGTATTACTAATAGGGTTTATAAAGTTACCCATTGATTTAGCAGCACCATTAAAGACATTTCTTACTTCAGATATATTTTTAAGCTTATTAAGATTCATGGTCATCTTACCAAGATTCTTACTCATATTTATTAGAGTACTTGGTAATTTTAATAATGTTTCAAAACCTTCTACTACACCACCAATCAATGCACCTGGCGCTGCACCAACACCTTCACCACTTACTGCACCTACAGCAGCACCGATAAGAGCCCCTTCCACAACACTTTCAGTAAGTATCCCCACTGAATATGCAGCAGAGTTTTGTAGGTTAATAGCAAAACCGCCAATACCACCCTTAGTAGAATAACCAATTGCGTTGTATTCTTCATAATCTCTTGCTTCTGCTAAGTCTTGTCCAATGTCTGCTTGACCAAATAATTTAGCATATGATTTGATTGGACTCATAAAACCCAATTTTAACATAGGCCATGCTGATTGAGTTGCCATACGCTTCCAGTCATCATACTGAGAAGTATTTTCATTGTACCAAGTCTCATTATCTATCTCTGGACTGAATCCAATTCTATCATATGTCTCTTGACCGTAACCTTTATATCTAGCTTTGTGTGCTCCTTTAGGGGAAGAATCATATGCATAGATTTTACTATATGCATTTTTATCTACATTACCTGAAAGCTCTGCTTTAGTTTTTGCAAAGAGGGCATCAAGACCATTAAACTTTTGTGAGTCAGTAGTCTGAACTTTCTTAGGATGATATGGAGCAGAACCTGTTGAAGTATCTTTAATTCTTAAAGCAGGATTCTCAATATTAGTTTTTGAAGTAAGTGACCTAATATCAAATGTTGGTGCAACAATTGGACGATACAAATTAGCTCCAATTTCTGCGGGAGCAATAAATTCACTTTGCTGAGTAAGATCTTTTACACCCTCCTCTGGTACATTAGTTTCTTCTGCCATTAGTATTAGTATTTAAAGCCTGACCAATCTGGTTGCTTATAATATTTGTGAACATTATCAATTGCTTTCTGATTTCCTGTCTCTTGAAAATGTCTGAATTTTGCTAAATTTTCTTCATCAATAGCCTGTATTAAATTAAACACTGATTCTTGACTATCATCTATTTTATTTCCTGATTTTTGAAAAGGTAAGTAGTCTGATTTAATTGAAACTGTACCATCATCATTTATCATCTTACCTGTATAACTAATAGAATAATCTACACCAGGAACATTTTTTACTTTAGCAATAGTAAATCCACCAGCTCCGTTACCATGTTGATATTTCATTTGGCCTGAAGCATTAATAATCATTTCTGTTGGAGTAAGTTCATTTTCTAATACAAAATCATTTGTCCATTCACTTTTTGGAGCAATAAAACTAATACCATTGGATGTAATTTTTTTAATTCTATTCCAGTCAACAGCACCATCTTTATCTTTAATATATTTTTTCAATACATCTTGTGGTGGAATAATAATTAAAGCTCTAAGATTTGGATCTTCCATAGCTACACTAGATCTTGCAATTTTAAAACGTGTTTTACTTTTACTACCAGCAGACATTTGAAGTTCTCTTAACATAGCTTTCATTTCTGCAGCATCTAGAGGATTATCTGTAGCAGCAGTCTTAGTTACACCTCCATAAGTAACTGCATACTTATCTGAATTTTGATTAAATCTAATTCTATTGATATCAGCCATACCTTGTTGGAAATCATTAAATCCGCCCCAGCCCGGGTTGTTTAAATAAACATCTTTAGCTGTAAATTGATTTGTACCAAGAGAATATCTACCACCTTTAGTTCTTACATATCCGGCATAACTTCTAAGACCTTCAGGGCCTGTTTCATTAACCGTTTGTAAATAAGCATCAGATAATGTATCAAATAAATCATTCATATCCGTACCAGTTCTTTTACTAAAAGTTTCACGGTAATCTGGTATTTCTTGATATAACTCACGGTGACCTACATTTAATGTATCCATATTTTTTATATACTGAATTTTAGCTTTTGCTAATTCTTCAGCAGTATACTCATATGGAGATTTTTTTAATTTTTTCTTATAATCATTATCTTCTTTACCTTTTTGATTACCTAATCTAGATTCTAAACTTTTGATTACTCTTTGTTTAGCTGCTATATCAGCTTTAAGATTAGATTTATTAGGACCATAGATATTTCTATTATCAGTATTTAGTGTATGATTAAGTTTTGTAAGTTCTTGTTTTGCAAATTTTAATTCTTCTTGAACTTTTGAAGAGCCACTTTGGAAAAGACCTGAGTCTCTAGTATCTACTTCATGTCTATCTTTAATAGCTTTATTATATTTCCAAACATCTTTTGCTAATAACTTTTTAAACTCAGCATCATTCATGTTTTGTGAAACAAATTTATTTGATTGTTTGTCTAGATATTCTTGAAAATTATTTGCAGTATATCCTGAAGCAGCTAACTTTTTACCTTCAGCAGACTTCCAGAAATCTTTATCATGCCATTTTAATGTTTCACTACGCATGTATTCATTATACTCTTTAGTTTTTTGTTTTCCTATAAGAGATTCAAATTGTTTATCATAGGTCTTATTACCTGTAGGACTATATCCTTTTATTTCATAATTAAGATTTTTATCTACAAATTTTGCAAAATCATCTTCATCTACTTTAGCACCACTTTTTATTTTTTTAATATAAAGATTAACTATCTGTTGCTTAGTCTCAGGTTTTAATCTTTTAAGATCTGTTTGATCCATTGCACTTATAAGATTCTTACTGATCTTAGTTTCATTATGTTCAGTAACAACTTTAGCTTGATCTCTATATATGGCATACTTTTGAACATTTAAAGCACTTTTGTCACTATGATATGCAGTAGCAATTGAATGACCTGTATTTTTACTTGCCCAACCATCCATAAATTTTTTAAGTTTTATAACTTGGTTGCTTTTTGTAAAATTAAGAATGAATTTATCATTATTATTTTCATATTGATTCCATAGTTTGTAAACTAATTGTTTACCATCTTTAGTACCATATCTACTTTTTGCATCTTTACTATTAGGATCTAACCAAGATACAGCATCCCATGCTTCTTTACTTGTTATCTCACCTGTATCAGCTAATAGTTTTAATCTAAGTAAAGTATTACCAATGTAAGTTCCTGTCATACTAGAAACTTTATCATTATAATCTTTAGCATTTTGAGCAAGTACATTTATTTCATCAGAAAACTGACCAGATGTTGGACCTAATGTAATTGGATGAGCTGATCCATCATTCTCTTGTATATTTCCATTTTTATCATAAGTTATTGTACCATTAGCAACACCATTAGCAATTCTAATTTTTTCTAAATCATAACCAGCTTTTAACTTTATCTCATCTTCTTTAAGTTTATGAGTATAGTCAATTCTTGCAAGAGCATTTTGCTGTCTTAGATTCTCCAACCCTACAGGGTTAGCAGATTTTTCATAGACATAATCTTTATATGCATAGATATCAGCAGCACCAAGTATATCTTGTTCAGCTAATATAGAAGCCGTACCACCATCAACTCTTAATCTGGCAAGTTCCATGTCATTTAAATCAAGGACATTAGGATCACCATTAACACCTGATGTAGCAACTGTACTTGAGTTACCACCATTAATATCTTTATCTAGTTTGTCAGTATGATCAGCAACTGTTTCATCAATTGCTAGTGCTTTATTTAAACTCTCAAAATAAGATTCTGTAAATGGATTTGCTTCATTATTAGCTTTATCTTTTTCAGTTGATGTTGTTTTGTTTTTATTTACATCTACATTTTCTTTAGCCTCAATATTTTTCTTAGAAGTATAGTTCTGTAAGAATTTATATTGTTCTTTTAAATATTCTTTCTCAGCTTCTACTTTATTACCATTAAATTTAGTAGCATGTTGTTCTGCATAGTCTTTTCTTTTTACATAAGACTGCGTAGCATATACGGCCTGTAGGGCTGGATCATTTGCATATGCACTCATAAAAAGATTTTGTAGAGGAGAGAGTAGGGCTTTCCCGTTTTTCTCTCTAACAAAATACAATCCAGATTCATCAACATCTTTTATATCAATAGATAGACCAGTTTCTTTTGCAAGCTTAAGATACTTCTCCATTGAGTTAACATAAGGTGTGTAACTTACATTCCCCATGTTAAGTGTTTCTTCTAATGTAGAATCTTTAAACTCTTCTTTGCGGTACTGCATATCCTTTATACCGGTATCCCAGTATTGTGCACGCATTTTTTCATCTTGTGAATTCTTAAGATTAAGTGCACGGCTAACTGTACTTGAATAATTTTTTGTCCAAGCCATATCTTTCATCAAATACTTATCCTCATAAAATGGTCTGAATACTTGTGTAGCTTGATCTACGTTTTGTTGCAATGATAAATCTAATCCTGTAACTCTTTTAAGATTAAAGTCAATTTGTTTTAATAAATCATCTTTCTTCTTAATATTTTGATCATGTGTCAAGTCTGCATTATGCAAATCTGCATATAGATTATTTAATGATTTCCAATTGGAATCATACTGTGTTTGCTTAGTCTGCAAAACATTAGAATAGAAATTCAGATCCGGTTGAAACGGCTGATAATCCGGTATGTAATCTGTGACTCCTTGTAAATACGTTGCCATAATTTATCTTTGATGTAAAAATATTAAAATTTTTAAAGTTTAATAAACTTCAAAAGTTTACATGAGAAAGGGATAAGTAATATCTCCATACATAAAACCTCCTTCTTTCATTTGCCCGCCTCTTTTGCCATACATTTGTTTAAGAACTTCAGATTTATCTGTTCCGCCTCCACCACCTCCGGCATTAGCTACAGCATTCTTAGCACATGCATCCGGATCTTCTGCACCCGCATCAACACATTTCTGTCTTTCTGTCCAGTAGTCGGCACCTTTTCCAGAAGCTTCTCCTGTAAGTTCACGTCCTTCAGTAAAATGCATGAAGCCTCCATTACCAGGACTTACAGCAAACTGTGGATACATTTGATTCATTGCATCTGTCTTAGCTCTATTTGTAACAGCATTAGTATACTGGTTTCTCATATTGTTTCTCATGGCCAACTTAGCATTATCATATTGTTGATTAGCCATTGTATTTTGATCATAAACTCTTTGAGTAGCAGCTTGGTTCATTCCTTGTTCTTGATTTCTAATGTTTGTTGCCTGCATCTCAAATTGATTTGCAGTATTAACATTTGCATTATTATATCTTGAAAGGATATCAGCAGCATTTTTAGAAGCTTGTCCTTGAACAGAAGATGATCTAGCAGACATTGCTTGTGGTCCAGCAAACTGTGCTGCACCTTGAGTTTGAATGTTTGCTTGTTCTGCATTAGCAGCAAGTTCTCTTGTAGGATCCAAGAAAGTAGGACGCGGAGTCTCTAGATCTACCCTAGGGGCCCACGGCATTTGCTTTTTAATTCCCATTAAGTCACCAAAAGCTCCAGTAGTTTTAATAGTATCTTGTAACCACCATTCAGCTGGTTTCTTAACTTCTACAGGCTCATCACATGGAGGACATATACCAGTATTAGGATCTGGTTCTAATTCAACTTTTGTACCATCAGGTTTTATACATGGACATTTTTTCTTTTCTACCGGATCACATGAACATTTACCATCAACCATTGGTTTGTATGGTCCTATCTTTCCTGTTGGATCAGTACATTGACATGGTCCTTCTACAATGTCTTCAACATCATATTTGTCAAGACCTGTTCCAGCTAAGTGACCCAATGTAGTATTACCATACTTACCTTCTTGTGGTTTATAAAAGTCATCAATAGGAGATATCTGAACACCTTTAGTGTTAAATACACCTGCCATACTGCTTTCATCATTCACACCTGCTTGAAGATCACCTAAGAAGTTACGGGTTTTATATTGTAAGTCCGCATCATAGTTACCTCTATTCTCAGCCATGTGTGCATAACCATGGAAGGTAGCTTGTTGTAAAGCTCTAGTCTTAGTATCATTATCTAATGGAACACCAAGTTTACCAGATACCTCATCAATAGAAACATCTTTTACATCTCCTGGTTTTCCATAAGCACCACCACGGCCACCACCATAAGTAGTACGCATGTATTCTTTAACTTTTGTTGCCTCAGCTAAATCTTTAACAGGTTGACCTGTTTCAGGATTCATAGCTTTTCTTTTTAAGATATCCTCTGCAGATGCAAGACCTTGTCCTGTATCTGTAAATAATTTTGAATCAATACCTTGACCTTGGAATGATAAGTTTCTTTTTTGGTGTGTTAAGAATTGTTGTGCAATTTCGTCACAGTCTGGCATCTTATAGCCTCTTTGTTCCCATGTTTTTTGTGGTTTTCCTCCTTTACCTGTGTATGATTTTGGGTCCTTTAGGGAAGCCTGAGTCTCATCACAAAGTTTTTTCTTGATGTCAGAATCCTTCATACTATTCTCAAGAAGTTTGTATTGAGCTGCAGCAGCAACTGACGTTGGTGTTTTACCAAATGTAGTCATGTCAACACCTTCTACATCTGTACTTCCTGTTTTAGAATATGTTACTTTTCCTTTTTTACCATTATCAACTTGAATGATGTCTTGACCAGCATGAGCTTTTCTTGCCTCATATAATGCGCGCTCTCTTTGTTCTGGTGTCATACCGGTTACATCAACTTCAAAACCATTTGCTGCTTTTGGTAAATAACCACCCTCACTAAAGAAACGGGAAGCACCTCTAAGTTGTTTAGTACGTCCTTGATAGTTTTGTGGATTAGCTCCCATAGCCATACCATAAGCTGCTTCAGGAACACTACCTGTAAATGTAGCAATCTCTTCTGGCATCCATCCACCATGTGCATACTGAGACATTCCTCCATAACGCATCTGCGTTTCTTCTGGTGTCATACCTGCAGCTTCATCTTGCATAGGCTCTGGTTGTGCCACAGGACGGTCACTATTCATCATTTGTGCTTCTTCAGCTCCGGCCCCATACTGTTCATCTTGTTGTTCAGTAGGAGAAGCCATAGTATCTGCACTTCTTTGATCATTAGATTGTTGTTGTTGTTGATCTAACTGTTGTATAGTATCTGTTATTTGTTTTTCCGGAAGAACATCTTCTTCTTTGATACCCATTGCTTGCATATAAGGTTGAGCAACAGCTGGAATTCCTTGAGGAAATCCTTTTTTAGATTCTTGTGCTAATGCAAGAGCTCCTAACTTAAGTGTATAATTCTTAAGCATTAATTCTGCAGTCTTTCTATCTAATACATCTGAGTTAGGATCTTGTAAAATCTTTCTATATCTTTCAATATCATACTGTTTAGCTAAATCAGCGGGAGTATATGAACCACTCTTTTTACCAAACATTGCTAAGAACTCAGGTTCTTTTACTCTCATTGATTTTGTATCACTGAAAATAAAACTATCATCTGGTAACTTTAATGGTACACCACCTTCACTATGTCTTGGACCTTTAATGGTTTTGTGTTCCGGCATACCATCACCATTGATGTCACCGTATACAGTCTCTCCACCTTCAGCTTCTAAGTTAGCGTCTTCTCTTGGAACAGCAGTTATATATTTGCTTGCCTGAAGTTTTGGTTCCCCCATGTAAGCATTATAGTCAGCACCACCTCCCATAGAAGGTACATCATTATATAATGAACCACGTACTTGGTATCCAGTTCTTGCTTGAGGCAGTCTTTTAATTCTTACTTTTCTTAACATCTTGTGAAATTATAAATATTCAATTTGTCCACCATTAGCCATAAAGTTTTTGACATCATCTTCAGTCATGTAAACTTCATCACCTTCATTGTATTGAGGATCTTCTGAAGGAAAGTCATCTCCTGATAGGTAAGCTTGTTCTCCGCCATCTTGCATGTATCCTCCATATTTACCATAAGAGGAGAAACCACTTCTATCTTGACCCATTTGATCAAAACGGTATTGACCTGCTTGAGATCCAATATCAACCCAGTCCCCACGGTGTTTAGTACTTTGAGAAGCATAAAGATTATCAGATGATAAGTTATCATACATCTGTTTTTCTTTTCTCTTCTCATCTTTTCTATTTAAGAATCCTGTTACACCTCTGACACCTGCATTTAAAACATTTACTCCCGCTTCAGGATCAATAGTTTTATTTTTACTTCTTTCAAAGTCTACTCCAACAAGTTTAGTTTGTTGACCAGCTTGATAACATTTACTAGTTGTATCTCTTTTTTGTTCTTCTGTACAATTAGATAAATCATCACCCTCAGGTTCAACAGTCATGTTGTTCATAGGATCATTATTGTATGCTTGAATACTTGCAGGGGCTGCTGGAGGTGGTGCATTAAATGATTGCATTGCACCCCAAGAACTATTAGGTCCTTGGGTAACATCACCCATAAACCCTGCTTGTTGAGTACCCATTGCAAGATCAGGATTACCTGGTTGCGGTTGAGGAGCGCTAGGATCATTGATCTCAATTCCTCCAGATGCTTTAGGCATCCAACGTCCTTGAGGTATATAACCTCCATAAGCCATTTCTCCATCTACCATTGGTCCAACATTGTTACCACCTTGTTCCGGTTGAATAGGTTGTTCTCTTTCTGTTTCAATAGGTTGATTTCTTTCAAGTAACATAGTGTTATTAGGATCACTTGCTTCTGTTTTTGCTATTTCCCAACGTCCAGTTTGTTCATTCCAAACTTTACCTTGTGCTTTTTGACGGGCTTGAAACTCTTGTACATCTTGCTCATCAGTTTTATTATCAACACCAGAATCAAGTAATTCAGGATGTCTTGCTAGTCTCCTATCATTTCTATCCATTTGTCTGTCACCCATTCTAATTGCTTCTTGTGCATTTGCACTCAAACCTCTAGTAACACTATTACGTTCTTGATTAGATATATCTATATGACCTTTTGAATCCCTTTGTGGAAATATTAAAGTATTACCGTCAGCTATTATGTTTCCGTTTCCTTTATCATCTTGACCTCCTTGAAATCCTGAAATAGAATAAATATCAGTATATCTTTTTGGTCTTCCAAACATACCTCTTTTTGTTACTTGTCTAGCAACAGGCTTCATTCCAGTTAATGGATCCATGTAAGGTGTATTAGTTCCATACATATAAGGATTACCTCTTTGAGCAGTAAAACCTGAAGACTGGAATATAGGATTCCATGGAGTTAAACTTCTTAAGGATGTTCCTGGAGTAGTTACATAATGAGGAATATATCTACCCATAGGAATTCCATCAGCATTTACTCTTGGTTGTTGTTGTCTAAGATAAAGTTGTTGTTGAATCCATGCTTCCTTTTGTCTTTTAGACATTCCATTAGTTGCATCTTCAACTATCTTTCTATTATTTGCAGATGCAGCATCCCATTCTTCTTTTGTAAATGCTTTACCTGTAGCAGGATTAATATGCGTTCCTGAATTACTTGATTCTTTATTACCATCCTTAAAGGATTGGGCTTCACCTGGATTTTTTGAACTAAATACTTCTTTACCATCCTCATCTCTTACAATATAAGTTGGAGGATTAGTATAAACAGTTTCTATATGTAAACCAACACCAACACCATCCTTAGCTCTTCTTAAGTTTCCTGTAGAATAACCATACTTTGCTTCAGGTAAAAAATCTGCTTCATAGTAATTAGGGTCTTCTTGAAAATCTTGACCACCACCAAGAAATTTAAACAATGGATCTTGACCACCAGTCATACCACCTGTTTGATGAAATGGTTGTTGTTCTGGTTGTTCTCCTTGCATTCCCATTTGTTGCAAAGCAGGATCATTAGACTTCTTCAACTTGTCATACATCTCTTCTGTTTTGACTGTAGTTGCTTTAGTTTTAAGAGCTCCTAAAAAATTATTTTTATGTTTCTGAACATCTTCCGTAAGTGTATCCATTGGATTACCTTTACCTAATGTGGTATCTTTATTTTCTTCTTCAGGTGCTGCCTCTTGTCCAGGTTGCATTGGTTGTTCAGCAGCATCTCCTCCAGCTTGTTTTTTCAAAAGAGACATTACATTTTTAACAAACTGTTTTTTTCTAACCATACCACCAACTCTTTGTGAATCAAGTTGTTGTGATGAATTTTGATCATCTTGCGTAGGTTGTAAAGCATCAATATTATTCCATTTAAGTTCTTGATAATCTGGTATGTATTCACTTAAACTTGGAAAGTTTAAACCAGCTTGAATACCAGGAGTTTTACTTATTAGTTCTTGAAAATCAAACTGTTCAGTATCATTATCTTTAACTTGATTATACTGATCCATTATATTACTTTGACCGGCAAGTTCATCTTCTGTATAACCACCATCTTGCATATAAGACCTATCTTGAATGTACCCCTCTTCTGCATCAGCAGCGGCTTGATCTTCTTCAAACATTGATTGATCTTGTTGTTGTTGATCAGCTGATGGTTCTGCTGGAGCTTGTTCTTGTTGACCTTGTTGTTCTTGACTTTTTTGTTCTTCAGCAGCTTGATCTTCTTTGTTTCTTTTATAGTCTGGATTAACAACACCTTCATCAACAAGTTTATCCATAAGAGATGTAATCATCTGATATGCAATCTTTTCCGGTAAACCATTACTTACAAGTTCAGTATACACCTTATCAGGTGACATATCATTTGATAACTGTTCTTCAGCATACATATAATATGCCTGAACCATTTCATCTTGTGTTTGTCCTTGACCTTCTTCTGCTTGTACTTCTTGTCCCATCTGTGCTTTTTTTAAGTACATAGCTGTCTTATTATAGTATCCTGCAGTTTCCCCAGGACCAGCTCTACGTATTCTTACTTTTGCCATAATTATACTATATATCTAAATATACTAATTTTTAATTTAATAAATAAACTTATTTAGTTTATCAATATCTCCTCCTTGTTTTCTTTTAATAACAAGATTTGTTGGAGGTAAATTATTTAAATCATTTATATCATACTGACTGTATGCCGGATGTGTTGAAGGCATTTTAACTGCTGCAGCTTTTGGAACTCCTAGTTCATTAAGTTGTTTCATTTGACTATTCCAATAATCTTCGGCTCTATACCTTTCAATTCTTGTACCAGTAAATGCATCAGGTAAACTAGTGCTTACAAAATGTTGATCTGTAAATACTGGACCTTTAGTATCTTTTACACCATGATGTACTCCACGGTATAATGCTTCACCCCATCTGTTATTATTGTTATCTTGAAGTTGTTTTACAAGTTCTTCCGCTTTTACTTTAGCTTGTCTTTTAAAGTGTTTTATCATAATAGGATTTGTCCTATCAGCTTCATTTGTAATAGTAGCTAAATTCTTTTCTAATATTTGTTTTTCAAAATATTCTTGTGCCTTATCCCAGCTTTTAAACTTACTATGCTTTAAGTTATAGGGGTGAAATTTATAATTTACTCCGGTACTTCCAATTTTAAAACCTTTTGTTCCTTCATAAGTTTTTGCAGCATATGCATTTAACGTACCAACAACATTTCCTTTTCCATCAATTATATTTTTTCTACCCCCATGATTTGAAATAATTGAAGCTTTTTCAATTTCACTTGGTGTAAGTCCTTGAGCTTTTAATTCATCTGCATATTCTGTTCTAAGCCATTTAGTACTTTTATAATCTTCAAGTTGTGTTGTTAATGCATCTTTAAGATCTCCATCTTGTAATTTAGATACTGCTTCTTCATAACTTTTAATTAGTTTATCAAGATCTTTTGTTTCTGGAATTATACTAGGATCCTTTAGTTTATGAATTTGTTGTTCTTCAACATAATTATATTCTACTACACCTGAAGTTTTTGGTTTTACCCTTTGTTCATTTAATGTACCAGGGTATCTTGTTTCATTAATGGTTTTTAAGGTTTCTTCAGATAGTCCAATATTAACAAGTTCATTGTCTTCTTTTAAAAGATCAGATATTTCACCAGTTTTAAAATTAATAGCTGGAGGATTAGGATTTGGAATACCATGGTCTTTAAAATATCTTATATCATCATATACTTGGTTTTGTGCAACGTTCATTAATTGATCATTAGCTCCATACTTACCATCAAACTGAATTAAGTCATCAACAGTATATCCATACTTAGCAAGTATAGCTTCACGTTCTTCAAGAGGTATTGCTGTCATTAACTTATCAAGTTCCCTATCAGTCAATGCTGATCCTGTATATGGAACATCTTTTGGAACATTACTTATTCTTTTAGCTTCTTTTATAAAGAATTTTTTCTCATCACCTTTTATAGGCATTTTTTTAATTTCCTGTCTTAAATATGTCATTAGATCTGCAGCACTGTTTTCACCAATGATGCCTTCTTGTGCAAATCTTCTCACATCAATCATAGCATTTAAAGGATTGTCATGCATTGCAAGAGTTTCAGCAACTGTTCTACCTCCTGTTCCTGGAACTACATTACTATTTATACGCAATGCAGTATCCCTTCTAAGTGGTGTTATTTCAATATCTCTTTCTCCGCGTAATCCAGCAAAAGGATTATGTGCAAACTCTTCAATATCATCAACTGGTAATTGTACTCTAGTTGTAAAAGCATTATCAACTGCCGCTTGTTCTGTTGAACTAATGTATCCAGGTTGATTTCTAAAATTCATTATATCCGCAGCAGCTGGTGAAGATGTTGTTGCATTTTGAACCTGTGTTCTTAATCTATTATTTAATGCTGTAATTTCAGCTTCTAACTCATATGCTCTTTGACCAATGTCATGTGGTGCATGATTTATATAATCATCACCATATTTTTCTAAACCAAGACTTTTATACTCATCCATTAGCCAATCTCTTTCTGCTGTTAGAGCGGCCTTTGATCCATCACCAGCAAGTGCTGGTTTTATTCTAAATTGATCAAGCTTATCAATAGGTATAGGTAACATTTGAAAATCTTGTAAATCTTCCCCAAAACTTATTGGCATATCTACCATAGCATGAGCATTTCTATCTGTGCGTTTTACAAAAAATCTAGAATCATTATTTAATTGATTCCAATGATCACTATTTCTTGCAGCTGGATAGCCTATATTCTCTGGACTTGCTTTAAGATGGAAATAATCTATTTCATTAGAAATATTTTCTATTGGTACAACACGGTTTTGAAAAGGATGATTTATCATTTCTCCAACTTGTGGTTCAGGTAGTTGATTAGATCTATTTTCCATTCTACGGAATGCTTCAGCTAAATCATCTTGCAGATAGCCTTCTGTATGAAGCTTGTCAAAGTCATCTGTAAATGCCATTGGATCAAAGTCATCAACATGAGTATTAGCTATTTCTTCAGCAGTTACTCCAGTCTTACCAATAAACTTTTGTAATGGTGTTTCAGCTAATGCTTTTTCAGCAGTTGCTGCTTGTAGTTTAAGTGGACTTTTTAATTCACCTGCTCCAGCAAAATCTAATGCATTCCAAAAAGTTTTTTCAATAGCATCTCTATAGTCTCCTGTTCCAGATTTATAGGCATCATACCAAGCTCCACCTGTCTCAGGTAGTTTAGTTATACCATGAGCAACAAATCCCGCATTAACTGCTTGACCAACTGTTGCTCCAAGACCTGGAATTTCTAATGCTGCTAAAGCACCAATACCTTCAAGAGCAGCTGGTATAGCAATAGGTGCTGCCCAAACTTCATCTACTGATTGTATTGCTCCTGACCCTTTAAAGTAAGATGGATTTGGTTTCCATTTTTTAGTTTTAGGATCATAGATACCAGTTTTAGTATAATACTTTTTAGTTATAGGATCCCAACCACTTTTATCATTTGTAAATCCTTTGTTATAACCCATCTCACCTGTGTTGACCATTGGTCTTTCAGCACCTGATTGAAGCCATGCAGCTTCATTAGCTTGTGCTTTATCCCATTGGGCACCCATTGGATCATTCTCATAATCATAGATGGTCTTATATCCTTTTTTAATAGCGTTTTGCTGAGAGTTATATATTTTATCTTCTTGATTTCTTTTATCTTGTTCTTCTCTTTTAGCTATACCAACAAGAGGAGACAAATATCCAATATCAACTCTTGTTGCATCAGAAGCTTGAACGCCATTGTTTCCAAATAGAACTTCTTCTTCAGCTCTTCTTTTCTTTTCTTCTTCATACCATCTAGCTATTCCTTCAGCCTTTGCTTTTTCTTCAGCTTGTTTCTTTTTATAAGCTGCTATCCTTGCTGCTTTATCAGCTTCTTCTTTTACTTTTTGGTCTTTAAGACTTTGGAGTTTAGCTGCATTCTCCCTAGTAGGGGAAGTATGTGCCGCTGCTGCAATCTTTTGATTTGATGTTAACAAAGCATTGTTAACTAATAGAGGTGGTCCTTGAGGTCCTCCTACTTGTTTTTGATTTAATGAAGGTATAGAGATGTCTTCTACTATATAACCACCTTTAGCATACTCTTGTATCTCTTCTGGTGTAAGATCTGCTTCAATATAATCTCCACCATCTTGATAATTTGCAGGACCATTAGGTCCTACTGTTCCATCTGCATCTACCCAAGCATCTCTAGAGTCATCATAGTATGCACCACCTTTTTTCTTTTTAGGAAAAAAAGAAGGCATGCCATCATGTACATTATATTCATAACCTCTAGCTTCTCCCTCTGATGTCCAAGGAACTTCATACATAGCAGGATTAATTACTTTATCATAAAGTACATCACCCGGAATAAAGTTTGCTTCATTAGGATGTTGTTCCATCCAATAATTACCTAAATCACTTTCATCTTCTGATCTACGGTTATAATAATGATCACCATCATATTCTTGGTTATCTACTGTAGATGGCATTCTTAATGGTGTACCTGTTCTACCTTTTAAGTCTCCGTTTACCCATTGAAGCCTGTGCAATTGTTCGTGTTCAAGTTGATCTTGATACATTTGCTGATACTCTTCATCTGACATTCCTTCCGGTCTATCATTTGGATTCATATAAATTACATCTCCAACTGGATCATAGGATGTTGCTTGTTCTTCTGAGTCCCATACTTCAGGATCCCATTCAACACATTCTCCAGTTACAGGATTAAATGCATATCCTTCTGGACAACCTGACTCACCTCCTGTTTTATAATATTTTGCATGAGGATGAAAGATTCTTTTCTTAGATAGTTTCTTAGGTTTTTTAAATAAACTTGACTCAGCAAAAAGATAATTTGTTCCATCTAAATTTCTTGTATATTTCTTAGACTTTAATGAACCACCTTTTCTTGCCATACCTTCATTTACATCTTCTTCTTGATTTTCATTTTTAGATATGTTGTTTAGCATCCATTGAATTTCTTCATCAGTGTAAACATCTTTTAATTGTTTAAGTGCATCAAATCCTTCTTTATCACCACTTTCAAATTTTGTATTTAATAATTTTTTATAAGTAGCCGGACTTACTTTTTCTGTAAATGGATCATAGATACCTCTTTCTTTAGATTGATATCTTATATCATTTAACCTTGCTCTTGTCTCAGTGTCTTCTCCTACATAGTCATACCATTCTTTTTGTTGTTGAGCATTTGCTTTGTACCAAGGATCATTTACATTTCTCCATTCAATTTTTTTTTCTTCAAGAGGTAGCTTTTGAAACTCAGGTGAATGATACCAATCATTAGTTCTATGTTTTGCTATCCATTGTTGATCTTTTGCAGGAATTAATCTGTCATTATTATTGTTACCTAAGTTATAACGTTTATTAGTATAAGGATTTATTGCCCAAGGATTAAGAGGTCTATCAGTTGAATGTGACCACTCATGAGGTAATAAGCCGTTTACACCCTGTCCTTGTGGTAATACTGTAATCCATCCAGTATCACTCATAGAAAAGCCACCTGTATTAGGGCTATCTAATGGTTGTTTATCTTTAACTACAACACGTGGTCCTTTTAAATTTTCTTTTCTTCCAAAGTAAAAATCAGTCCAGTTTTCAGGATCACTATTTTGAATCATCTCAGTATATCTTGGAGACTCATGATACTCTTCATAAAACTGTTTTACTTTTTTATTTTTATCTTGTACTTTTGTTCTTACTTCTTTCTTTGCCTTTACTTCTTGATCATGCTTATATTTTATGGGATTGGTAATAAACTCAGGCGTATCTCTTTTTATTAGATTACTTACTTGGGTTGTATTAGCTTTTTGAACACTACTTGTATCATGCAAAGGATCATACTTAGATTGTTGTACAGCAGGTTTTTTAGCAGGCATTGGTTTTGCCTGAGCATTTAAAGCTTTTGTTCTTGTTCCTTTTGGATCATCAACTGCAACATATTTACCTTTAGTTCCTTCATTCTTAATCAACCACTTACCATTTACATCTTTCTTATAGTAAGAACCAGGTCTTGCAGCATATGTATAGATTTGTCCACCACCATCCATGTGTGGATACTCATCAACATAATCAGCATTTGGAAAGTTATAATCTTGGTTTGGTTGCATCATAGAAGGCGCTCCCTTATTGGGAACACCTAATACAGGATACCCTACTCCTTTCATAGTAATTGAACTAGAAGGAATACGTGTTACTTCACCAGGATGTTTCCATTGACCTTTTGGATCATAAATAATATCTTTTGCAGCTTTAGGTTTCTTTGCTTTATCTAAACCATCAACTATGTTCTTAAGTAGTTTTTTATTATACATTATCTAAGGGACATTTGATTTTTAGTATTTATTAATTTATAGATCATATTGACATCACCTGAAACATCTTTTCTTAAAGTTACAAGATTAAGATAATGTCTAAACTTTTTTCTTTGCATTTGAGCTTTATCATAATCCATGTTAGCTGGATTAAGAACTCGTGTGTATCCATCAGGACCCGTTAACCATGTGTAATTGCTATCATAGCTTCCTTGAAGAATTGTTGTTCCAGGAACTACAGGACCTGTTGGTGGATAATTTGAACCAACAGGAAACTCCGCACGGTCTTTAGTAATATCCCAGAATTGATTAATTCTATATTTCTGTTCTTCTTTAGAAAATAATATATCAAAAGATGCAAGGTTTGCATTAAGTTTTGGATACTGTAAACTTAGTGTAACATTATTCTTAGGGAATAAATTTAAGTTAAGGTATCCTGAAACTTGTTCTGAGTTGTATATTACTAAATGATCAAAGTTAAAATCAAGAACATGAAATTGATCAACACAATTAAATGCGGATCTTCTATAACATTCTAGTATATACTCAATTGATTTTACAGTTGTTACGCTTTGTCCTGTAGGGATAGGTACTTCTATTTCAAATGGATAATCTTTTCCATAAAAGTTACAGTAGTTATCACATACTAAATTATGTTTCCAGATTCCGGTATCTTTTGTAGTCAAAAATACATCCTTAGCAGGTATCATAAGATCTGGATGCCAATCATGGAAACTAATCCAATACTTACTCTTAGGATCATAACTCATTGTCCATGATGCATTATCAAAAACAATAGGATCTCCTAATAAGAACTGTGAACCTGGTTGAGATGGTAGAGTAAAATAGTCTCCTTTTCTTTTAGCATCTAAAGGAACATAAATTAATTGACCTTTAAACTGTTCTTTTACTGCATAGTCTTTTTTAGAGTAATAAAGAATAGCATTATTATTATCATACACACCTTGGATACCTATTCCCGCTACTGGGTTATCTTGCCAGGGGTAATCAGGAAAATCATCTGTAAGTTTGTATGGCATAAATAAAATAAACCACCACTTCATACCATTTTGAGATATCTCATCTAAACCACCACTATAAGAAAATATCTTACCTTGATTTTGAGATGCATAAAACAAACCAGCTGGTGTAGAAATAACACTTAATCTATTCTGAGATGATCCATATTCATATGGTTTATCAGCATTAGATACAGATTGTCCTGGTTGAGAAAATAACCCACCATCACCAATTGTAATCTTAGTTCCTAAATCTGTCTGTAAAGTATCTACACCTTGGTACATTAATGGGCTATCATTCTTGAATGTAATAAATAGACCTGACTTGTTTATTGACTTAACTCCAGAGATCTTTGATCTAAACTGAGAATAGTTGTTAGCCAAGAAAACAAACCAACTATCTTTAATAGCTTCTGTCTGTTGTGGTAAAGAATATATTAATCTATCAGGATAATATGTAAAGCAAAGTTTGGCCACATTAGGGTCATAGTATTTACTTTGTACATTGCCTGCAGAGAAATATTGATTATATAGTTTAGATACACTTAGAGAGTAATCATAAATAAAAACATTACCTCTTCCCAAAATATTTGGGTCTGCATTAAACATAAAGTTATAATTTGTATATCTATATGGATCATAGTGTTTTTCCCAATCATAATCTCCTTGTTTTCTAAAGTCTACTAATACATCTGATTCTACAAAGAAATCTCTGATAGATGAATTTGCTATATAGAACTTAGATTGCTTAACTCCAAACACTCCTGGATATGTATCTGGGAATCCTATTGGTTGATCTGTTATATAGTCATACTTCCTTGTAAAACTCTTATAGTAATCAAGGTTGTAAAATCTTGTAGGGAGAGCTCCGGTTCCTGGGATTGTTGGTGAAGAAAAGTTTAATGCTTCAGCTAAATCACTAACATCATACTTAATGCTGTTTACATTAAATCTAGTTTGAGGAATCATCTGATGTAAATAGTAATTATACTCCATACCATCAGGTTGACCATATAACCAATCATAATAGAAACACATTGTATTCTTTTCAGTGTATCTATTAATGTATGTATCACCGTTAAATAATATTGGTGAGACATCAATTTTTTTATAACTAAATGATCCTACACATCCGGGTAATGAATACGGTCCTAAGGGAGGTATAGTAGTTGGATTAAACTTTTGCTCACATGGAGTAATTGTAATTTGTTTAATTCCGTTAAGTTGTCCATACTGATTTCTAACTCTTCCTTTAAGTCCTGCATAGTGGCTACCAATTGGTAAACTAAAAGGAGTTTCAAAATTATCAAAATCAGGACGTGTTCCTGGTGCAAAATATGAACTTCCACCCCATGCTCCAGCTTGAACTATTGAACCTAAAGTAACTAATGATTTATCACTATTTAATAAGCTAGGTCCTGTTGTTACACCGTTAGGATATACAGGATTATAATAAGGTCCAGATTTAGTACGTACTACAACTGAGTCAGGTCTTTTAAGATTGTTTATACTGTATGAGTTCCATACACCTGTGTTAGTTTGATATCTAGAAACTTCTTGGATATTATCCCGCATGTAAAAACTTTCTTCAATCTTAAATCTATATAAATTTGTTGCAGTATTTCTATTCATCCCACTGTAAAAACCATGAGCAATCTGCTGTAATGCAAATTGACGGTAAGGAAGTAATGCATATATTAACTGTAAAGTTGCATCAGCTCCTTCTGAGAAATAAAATAATATTTGATTTGCAGCACCAAGTAATCTTAATGGTAATGGTAAATAAGCAAAGTCAGGCAATACAATATTACCTGTTCTTACAGCTGGAGCATTTACGCCAGGAATAGTTGTAAGATTCATTGAAGTTATTAAAGCTTCTTCAGCTATACCAACTGACGTTAATGGATAACCACCAGCAATCATTAAACCTACATCTGTAATAGGTCCCACTCCTGTACTATAATAAGTAGCTAAAAAACCTTCATAGGTTGTAGCGGCACCTGCAGCTACTGCAGCACCACCTAAATATGCTGCCAATGCCAGACCAGCTGCATCACTTGCTCCAGAAGCTGGAGCATATTCAGGCATAGTAAATGTTCTTTTACCTATCATAGATACTATAGCTTCAGCAAGACCAATTATAAACATTGGTATTATTGCAGCATCAGCAAGTAATTTGAACTTAGGATGTTTATCAGGTTCAATAAATTGCTGTGAAGTATATCCTGACAAATTACCATAGAGTTTTAACTCAGTAGTAGATAAGAAAGGAGTTCTAAACATTGTATCCGGTGAATGAAAAGAAATTAAATCCTGTGGAATACTCTGATTAATATCATGCATGTATGGATCATCTACACCAACCATATCTCCTGCGTTAGGGCTTATAGGGTTAATTGTGTTAAATGGATAATTACCATAGAGTCCGGTGCGGCCTTTTGCTACTGAACCTTTTATTGTATAGGTTCTAAAATTATTAACCATTCCTTTTGCAATGATAGTCTTGTTTCCTTCACGGGAGCCACGTAGAATTTCATAACCTACAATACCTGGGATATCTTTTCCTTCTTGATCTTTTGGAAGAATAATATTTTCAAAGTATACACCCATTAGTCTAATAAAATAATCATTACCAACTGTACTTGGGTTAGGATTATTTCTAAAGTGCACTGTTGTTGTACTAGCACTATTATTTAAAAAGTTTTCTGGAAACTTATGATGTCTAATTGGTTGACCACATAAATCATGCTGTGGATTTTGTCCTGCTGGAGTTGTCCAACAATATGTGCTTGAATTCCAGATGTCTGGTCTATTGTCAGGATATACTTCTGTTGATTCCCAATATCCCATGTTACCTGTATCCAATACAACACCACCATCAGGAAGAGTTGTACCAACATATGCACCACCAGTAGAATAAGCAGTATTGTAAACTTCAAACACTTTATCATCAGTAGCTAAATTATTTGGTAACACAGCTGTTGATGTCTCTGCTACTGAAGCTCCTGTAGTTGGAATAGTAAAAGGTTGTGGTGCTCTACCAGGAATATGGTAAGAAGCAGACTTATCTCCAGTATTATAGATCCAACGGATAAAGAATGTGTATACTTCATCACGCAAGTAATTAGTATTGTTACCTCCCTGTATATAATAATCAGCAGGATATTCAACTGAAGCCCACTTAGCTTCAATAAGATTAGCAAGTGGTTGATAATTAAAATCAAACTTAGATGTAGGGCCTACACGTAGTAAGTAATTATTTACATCAGTCATTTGATCAGACTTTTCAAACACTGGTGTTTGTAAAGGTAGTTGTTCAATTGGAATAGTTACTACACTTGGATCTACTTGATCAATTGCAATTACAGAAGTTTTTGTAGAATAGAAACCAATTTGTTTTGCAACAGTTCCTTGATTTATATTTTGAACTAATCCTAAAACAAACTCATCAAAGTTTTCAAAGTCAGCAGATACTTCAAGAAGTAATGAACTCTCAAGATCATTAGGGGTAAATACAAATTGGTTATTACTTGGTGAAAACCAATCAGTTACTTTTTGACCTTTAATACAATAAGCAATAACTGCAAAATATGTACCGTTAGCCATTGTACCACCTTGTTGTCCTAACTTTAAATTAAGACAAGGAGTAGACATTAATCTTGCTAGTCTAATGTGCTGACAGTCTAATGAATTTAATTCAGTATAAGTAGTACAGTTATTTACTGTAGTTGGATCTTGATTCCAAGCTACTCCTGGCCAAAGTAAAGTTTGACCTACAGTATTACCATAAAAGTTAATAGTAGTTGGACCACCTCCCAACCAAGTAAAGTCTGGGGTTGGCCAAGTTTTTGGATCACCAATATTTAAATATCTATCTGGATTCAGACCATCCGCCCAGTAAACTTGCCATGTACAATCTTCTTTTTCCCTAGAAGATCCAGATATCAAATATCTTTTATCAAATCCTAAACATGCATCTTGTACTATAGGACGGTATTTACATAAGTCATCTTCAAATAAACCTATCTCAGACATAACAGGTTGTCCTAATCCATTATGTCCTGCAGTAAAAATTAACCACTTGTCTGAAAAAACTTGAATAGCCCCTATTATATATTTATTTGTAACAGTAATGGGCATAGTTGTTCCAGTCAGAGCACAAAGAAAATTTGAGTTTTCATTTGACAATGTAGCTACATCACCTTCTGATGTATTGTTCATTGCGTTAATGGCATGAGTCCACATTCCATCTTGTACAAATGAAGGATCTGAATCTTTGTTCAGACCTTTAACAAATGACTTTGTTTGGTTTTCTGTAGTATTTTGAATATTATTCTTAGCCATTAGATAATTCTATTATTGCTAGTTCTTGTATAATTACCTCTCTGATATGATTTAAACATATCATAATATTTTGAATACTGTGCGCGTCTATTTGTCCACCAAAGTTCTTCCATCTCTCTGAAGTTTGGAGTATTAACTAAACTAAGCGCTTGATTTCTTGCAGCTTTATAGTCAGGAAGTAGTATCTGTAATCTTTGTGCTACATCTTCTCCGTTAAGTGCAAGGTTCTCTATGATTCTTTTTTTAAGAGCATATTCATAATACTCATTTATTAAAGCATGATCAGGAACCATCAACTGTCCTTGATCATCTTCCATTTCTCCCATGTAATTAATATATACTTTACCTGTGTCAAATGTAGTAAACAAGAAACCTCCTTTTAACCATCCTTGATCATTTGTATTAAAATACAAATTTGGACAATCACAATTAATTTCCTGACTTCTTATCATACGTAATGGACGCAAAGATCTGTATGTTCTTGTAACTGAAGGATTGATTACCTGAATAAGTTCCCATTTTTCTCCTTTACAATTCATAAATACTCTTGGAGCAATACATGTATTACCTGTAGGATTTAAGGGGTCATAAGCAGTTGGTATTGGATCTACTATAGGATGATTAAGATCACATGCGGCAGTATGATTACATGGATTAGAATTACATGTTCTACAGTTAACAGTAGGTAATGCACACTGATCTACATTTGCTGGAACTTCTTGATATCTTACTTCTTGCATATTAGTTCCTCCAGCAAATCCATCATAACCAACTACAGTATCTGTATATTGATCACATATCATTGCATAATTCCACACATAAAAATCATCAGGAAGTTTAACTTTCCCATGACATACATCAAGAACAATTTCTTTTTGTTGATTTATTCTAAGACCTAATTCATAATTCAGCTTTCTTGCTAACTTAATAAGTTGCTGAGGCTCTATCATGTTTTCAAGAGCAAATGTATTTAGGTCAATAGTAACATCTTCAAACAACTGATCAAATGTTCTATACTTAAGTGTGTAATTAAAATCCATTATCTAAGAGCATTTTGACTATCATCAGGTCCATCACTTGGAACTGACATAGTCATGGTTAATTCTTTTACTACAAACTGTTCCATTTCAGAAAATAAATACTCTGGAATTACAAAGGCATCATCTTGTCTAATAAGACATGGATCAGTATCACAAGTATCTAGTTGGCCATCAAAAATAGCTTCTATTCTTATGGCATCCCAATCAATATTTGGACAATAGATATAACCATTAAGATACCAGAAGTAAGGTCTTTTGTTATATTTATATGTAGTTGATTTAGTAATTGATATCCATGTTCCGGGATCTGTTCTAAACATTTCTATTGAACCATCTATTGAAGATGTAGTACGTATAATAGGACCAAACATTCCATCTAATATACTTGGCAACTTATCTTTAGATCTTTTGAAGTAACATTCAGAGTATACACCAATACATTGAGCTTCTACTTTATCTACATCAATTAGTTCTACATAAGGTAGAACTTTAAATATCTGACTCATCTTCATCAGTCTAAACTGATTGTCTTCTCTTTTTATAAGAGTTTGAGCATACTTGAGTAATGCAAAATATATTGTCCGGTCAGTTAAGAAAGGATCTTCCTTAACGGCCTTTAATGTATTTCTTACTCTTGAAATTGCTTGTCCAATTGTTGTCATAAATCAAATTCATTATAGTTCTCTAAAGCTTTAATAGTTTCTTTATTTTTTATGTCCTTATACACATGCTTTGCATATGCAAGTTTTGCTTGTCTTGTTGCATCTATTGTAAGATACATATTCCAATTCTCTGGATAAGTTTTAGCTACAGTTCTTTTAAATTCTCTACATGCTATAAATATCCAGTATTCTCTATTTCTTATTTTATGCTTAGGAGCAAAATTTGAAAAGAATATCTTTGCAAGTTTACCATCAGTTGCCCAATTATTATTGCTCACTTTAATTCCATATTGTTTTGACTTTGCAAAATCAATATTTTGTTTTTTACTTTGTTGACATGTTCCAATAAAAATCCATCCAATTTGTTCAGGAAGTTGTATTCCATCTCTATTATCTATAACAGCTTGATACATAATCTGGTTAAAGGTTTTTCCAATCTTCTTTAACTGAGCATCATCCAAGTGTTTGTATTTTGGATATTTTTCTCTAAAACTTTCAAAGAACTTTTTGTTCATTACATTATAAACATCTGGTCTAAACCTAGGTGCCTTTACATTCGGATTGTTAAATTCCTTCATATTAATATACTAAAAATAAATGACTTTAACAAATATAGGTATAAAACAAAACCCCCGCAAGTGCGAGGGCTTTGCCGTTGTTGTCACAGAAACCAACAAACTGTAACTTCTTAAAATATGATTACAACCCTCACTCTTGCAGGAGGATCAACGGGTGCTTGATTTAATAAAAGTGTTATATCTCCTGTAGCATCATCTACTGCTGCTGCCCAAGAACCACCTAAACTATATGGTTGAAGAAGTCTCCATGCAGTTGAACTGGGTATTATAAACCATATATTTATAATAAAATCTGAAAATTCAGAACCATCTTCACTACATAATGAAGGATTAATTCCACATGCAGTAAGTTCTGCTCTTGTTATAGTTAAAAGTGCAGCATCAAGATTGGAAGTAAATTCTTTTACAAATCTTAAGTGTCTTGTTTGATTATCACAAAAATAAGTTACAACATCATTTAATGCATCTGCTACATTTGTATCAGTAGTAACAACTGTATCATCACCACATTCAATATCTGCACCAGTATAAACTATACACTCTGCATTAAATACTTCAGAACATGGTTCTGGATCAGGACATCCTGCTGGAGTAGGACATGGAGGTGGCGTTGTCAAGAAAGCATCTTGACATCCGCATTTTTTACATGTATTTAGTGTTGCCATTTTTTATAGTATTATGCACAAGGTACAGGAGTAGGAAGTAAATTAGAACAAGGTGAAATGAAAGCTGTTAAACCATCTAGACTTTGAAAAAATCCACCAAGTTGATCAGGATTGTTAGCATTACAACTTAATTGATATGCAGCTGTTTCATAAAATATTGATGTTGGTTGAGTACCTGTACCAGCAAAATCATATAGACTAGTTCCAGGATTACTATATTTTGGTGGTTGCGCACCCCCTCCAACATGTGATATAACAACATTTAAATGTGCTGTATCATATGAGGCGGTACTACCTCTTCCTGGAACACTTGTAGCTTCAAGATCTCTTAATAGTTGAAGTGATAAATTTCCATTAGCTTCAATATTTTGAGTAACCACAGTTGTTAAAACTGTACTATTATCGGGATCTATTGGAACACTTCTTAATGCAACTTTCCATCCTGCTGGATTTGTATATGAACCATCAATTGCCCATCCTACTGGAATAACGCTTAATGGAATTACAGAATCACATGAACCTGCCCCATTATTATTAAATGTAATTGAACCAAAAGTATTTACTAAAACTCCACCAACTCCTTGAAATGGTGCAACACCAAGAGCTGTAAAATAACTATCAACTCCTGCTGAATAATTCCAAGTTAAAGGAGCTGCTCCATTAGGTAAAGGAACAATAATTGTACCTCTAAAATGTAATACATTTCCAATTCTTCTTACCATTGGAACACCTTGTATGTTAGTATCAGGAATATATGAAAAACCATTTAGTCTTACCCATCCTGTATCTTGTACTTCTGCAGTTAATACACCTGCAGTATATGTTAAGTTAACTGTGTTAGTATCAACTACAGAAAAACTTTGCTCTAATAAATATTTTCTAATATCACATATAGAAATCCAAAGATTAGTAATAGCATTTGCTGCAGTTACCGGAGAATTAACCCAAGAACCAAAATAAGCAGTGCCCATAGTATCTGGTGAATAAGCTAATGATGTGTCAGTTGAAGCAATACATTGACTTGCTACGGCTGATAGGATAGCAGCAGGTAATCCCGTTGCTTGAATTAAGGCACAGTATCCAATTGTAGAATTGTTTAATAAAGTACTTAGTACTTGATCAATTGGTGCAGAAGCTAAACTAGCCATATAAGGCGCTAAACATCCTGTAGAAATACTTGGAAGAGTAAATGTTGGCGGAGGTGTATTCTCTAATACAGTTACTCTACTATCTAAAATTGAAATCTGATTATTTATTAAACTTATTTGATCAATGATAGAACAAACTCTTTCTGCAATTAGATTTACATAATCTACTAACTGCATAGTAGTTGTATTACCTACAATAAAACAAGCAGCAACAGTTACTACACAATCAGGACATGCTGAAGTTGTTCTTGTTGTGTCAACTGTAATTCCTTGAGCTTCACAAATTTGATCAATTAAAAATTGAATCAATGCTTGGAAATCTGCTGGAGGACATGCTGTTGATGCAAAGCAACTTAAATCATAGTTGTTTACATTAAGCTGATCTAAGATAGTACATAATTCAGTAGCTAATGCTGCTATAACATCAGATACTGTATCACCTTTACACAATTTAATACAAGCCAAGTCTGGTCCTTGCCAAATAACACAGTTACTGGATGTTGGACTACATGGGGAGTTATCTAAATTTAACGGTTTCATATTTTTACTATTAATATAATATACAAATTATAATTAAGAATTGCAACTTCTTAGTTGATTACATGAGCAATCATCTGGTTGTCCGCACCCACAACTTGAACCACAACTTCCTTGACTACCACATCCACATCCACATGGATTATTTGGTGCACATGGATAATCTGGATTATATAAAGCTGCTAAGTCTATTAATTCTTTTTTAATTAACCAATACTCATCATCTTCGGGACAACAGTTACTTATTCCATATCTTAATGTAAGAACATTTCTATAAAGTATCTGAGCTGCCTTACATGAGATTCTTTCATATTTTTCTGCACTACATGCTGGAGTATTGTATCCAGGTTTTACAGTTCTTAAATGATATATTGGAGCAGGACATACTCCATTAGTACAGTCTCCAAAGTATTGATAAAAACCTTGACAAGAGACTGTTGATATTGTTATAGCATCTGCTACAGGAATACTTGATACCGGATGCCATGTTCCTGCTGGACAATCAGATTTTGATGGTAGTAAATAATATGCGGGATTTTCCGCAGAATCATTCATAATCCATTGAGTACCATCATAATAAATATATAATGACCCACTTGGAAATGCATCCCAAGAATTTTTAAAATTGATTAAAACACCTGATGCATTCAACACATTACTAGTTACACTAGATCCAATAGTTACTGTCTTAATTATACACTCACATCCTTCTGGTTCTAACCATTTAATTAAACAAATCTTAGGACTTGTTTCTCCTGGTTGTACAGTTACTGATTGAGTTGCCCCATAACAGTCAATGTAATCATATGTGTATGCAATAGCATTATCATTTCTTACATTAGAACAAATACAAGGTGCTGTTGTAACACAACTAATACAATTTATGTGAGAACTAATAACTGTTACAATACCTGGATTGATAGGAACATCTGTTTCTGATACTGTCCAACATTCATCACAGTTTGCAATCTTTACTACTGTACCAACATATTGACTTAAATCACTAAATGTATAAATCTCCTTTGGTGTATTACAGTCTAATAACTTATAGTATGGTCTTTTACAATCCACACAATTATCAAAAGCTGTAATTATTACAATAGGTTGTATAGCAGGAGGAGCAAAGTTAATTAACTCCACTATGAAACAACCACAATCTGTGAGAACTGTTTGTCCTACATACTGTGATAAATCATCATATGTATATTGTATAGAAAAGGGATTATCACAATTAGTTAATTTATAAGCAATTAAAGTCTTACACGTTTCACAGTCTACTGAACTTGTTAATACAATAACATTAATAGGACAATCACATATACCATCATTAATAGAAACTTCCCAACAACCATCATAACCAGCTATAGTTACAACTTCTCCAACATTGTTAAGTAAGTTTTGTGAGTTTGAATTATAAGTTATAAGAGGGTCTTCACAGTTTGTTAATAAAAAACAAAGTTCTGGACACTCTAATCCTGTTTCATTAAATGTACATTCACCATATTCTGTAATAGTAAATGATCCTGTAACTTGAGGATATATATAAGAACAAATTTTAATTGGTAAATAATCTCTAGTTAATTCTAAATCATAACCAATATATATTACTGTGCCTGTCCCTTGTATATCATAACACATTGGTATACAAGGATCTGGTGTTACAGGATCTACAGTAAATGTATCTATTGCACCATCACATGTATCATTATTTTCTACAACAAACCAAGGACCACTTGCTACACCTAATGCATCAATAATAGTAATAAATGAATTTAGATATCCTGATAGGTCTATTGTAGTGTTAAAAGATTCTCCGTCACAATTATACAATGTATAACAGGGAAGAGGATAACAACTTGGACATTGTGCAGTATATAAAGTACAATCTGTATCTTCATTAGATAATATACTAAAAGTTACTCCTTCAATATATGCTGGAGGAAATGGTAATGCATTAAATGCTGGTACATCAGGAACAAAGAGATCACCTACATTACCAATAGTAATTGAATAACAAATATTTTCTAATCCATTTACTAAAGCTCCTAAGTATTCTCTAACTCCATAGTATGAAGCAACATCAGATCCCCTGAATAATATATAATTTTCAGAACAACAACTTTGGAATTTTAAGTATTGTAATCCTAGGTCACATGCAGGACACTTACCACCAGCTTGTTGCTCTTGACAAGTACTATCATATGTAGTAAACTCATAACAAGGTGGACCATTTTCATATACACCATCTTCTATTTGTGTAAAGTTGTAACAGTCCCCCCTAACAAATTCAAAACCACTATCAGTTGAAAAACCATTTCCATCATATACCCAAACACCATCAACTACTCCTAAACAACCAGTTAAATCTATATTTAAATTAACTATTACAGCCGCATCACAACAATTATATACTGAGTATGCTGTTGCAACAGGAGTACTACATTCTGTACAATCTGATGATGAACACGTATCTCCTGCTGCAGGAAATACATCCAAATAATTAAATGCAGGTGGATATACACCTAAAGTAGTACCAGCATATTGTATTGTATAACAAAATCCAGAATAGAACCACATACCTGTACTTCCTTCTAAAAAAGTTATACCAGTAAATGTATATACCCCATCAGTTACAACAACTGTACTTCCAGGAATTGTAAAAAATCCTTGAGTTGTACTTTGATCACAACAACTTGTAATTGAATAATATGGTACTAGTGCTGACATTTTATTATTTTGTTTTGTATCTATTAGCTCCCCATTGTGGTTGAATAGTTGTTGGAGTAGTTGTTGCAGTAGCTTGTTTTAATACTTTAATCTGTGCTTCTAAAGCACTTAAACAACTTGAACAAGCACTAGCTCCATTTGATGCTTGTCTTCTTTGACATCCACAGGACATTCTTGCTCCACAATTTGGACATTTACTATTTGACATAATTAGTTGGTTTTAATAATTTAACAATTCACACAATCCATTTTATTTAAAAGCTTAAGTGCATAGTTGTATAAGCTCATACCTTTCTGTGGCTCATGACAAGTTTCTACTTTAGCTTTTGCTGCTTGAAGATACATATTAATTAATCTTAATGCTTCAAGTTGTTGTTTTATTTTAAATGGTGGATCACATGCATTTGCATCCACACTACATAAAATTTTATTGTATTTATTTAATGCTTTTGATATTCTCAAGTGGTTATACTCTACATACACTTGAGCAGCTGGTTCTACAGTATATTTAATAATGTAAATACCATCTGGAATATCTGTGTAACTAGTACCACAATCTTGGGTTTGTAATTGTAAATTACAAGCAGTTACATTTAAATGCCCGTAGTTTACAAAGTCAGTCATAGTTGTTCCAGTAATTTCATTTGAATAAGTAAATCCCGGTACAGTAATATGTAATGTAGGACAGCTTATAGTTAACAATGTAGAATAGACACTAGTATCAAAAATAGTCATGATACAAGTGTTCATTACTGTAGGGACCTCTAAACTTAATACGTGATTAGCCATAAGTATTGTATAAAAAAAAGGGGAGGAGTTTGAAACTCAGCTCCCCTTTATGTTTTTAAAATTGAGTTACTTGATTAGTTACAAGAAACTACATTGTACGGATTGTATACTGGTACAGCAGGGAATGCAATTGGAACTTTACATACTGAATTACAAGCGTATTGATCAATCTCACATACACCACAAGAATCTAACCATCCAGCAGTATCATCAAAGAATGTATTTAAAGATTCTAAAGAGTATACTTCTAATAAGTACTGATCAGCATCAAATGTACCAGAAGGATTATAATTTCTTGGAACATTGTGTTGTAAAATATATCTGTAGTATAATGCACTTCTATCAATAGAACTAATGATTTGGTTTCCTTGAGTAATCTCACGGATCCTAAAGTCAGTTGCTAAGAAGTTTTGTCTGTAAGATTCTGACATAGTCAATTCTCTTACTACTGTTTCTCCTAAACCTTGAACTTGAAGACCTTGACATTCTGTTACTACGCAAAGAGTAGTAAATGCACATGGGTCACCATTTAAATCTACTTCTGATGCGTACAATCTAACTGGCTCTTTTTCATAGAAGTCAGATAATTGGAATGTACAGTCACCAAATTTAGTATCAACATAAGCACCATTTAAGATTAAACCTGCACAAGCATCAACAACGTGTCCTGGAGATACATAGTTATCCCAAGTATCAGCACCATTAGCAGCTAAGAAAGCAGCAGATGTTCCTGGAGCATACCATAATGTTCCGTCTTCAGCTTGTACAACAATTTGTACAAAAGGACCAACAATTGGATTAGTAGTTAAACCATTTGCCCATAAGATCATTACCTCAGTAGAGTCAACTGCAACTGGAGCAATTGCATCTGCTGGACAACATCCTGTATAAGCATCAACAGTATTGTATGCATTGTGATTTAAGAATCTCAAAGCTGGAGAACCTTTTACATCTAAACGTAAAGAGTAAGTCTCACCACATAAATATTCTTTACAGCAATCTGGAGAAATTCCACATCCTTCTTGAGCATGAGCTGCAGTTACTGTATTAATAGTTAATGTAGCATCATTACCACCACCAACTAAAGTTACTACATCACCAGCAGTATATCCTTTTCCTGGATTAAGAACAGCTACTGTTAAAACATTACCACCACCATCGGCAGTAAAAGAAACAACTAATCCTTCACCTGTACCACCAGTTGTAGTAGTAACACCTATAAGAGCATAACCTGAACCATTAACAAGAATAGTTTGACTTAATACACCACCACCTGCAGTCCAATATGTAGAACCTACATGGATTATATTGTTTTGTGGAGTACATGGCTCTACTGAATAAAATCTAGATACATATTTAGGGTTAACCATTTTAGACTTGTTAGTCTCTTGATAACCACCAGTTAAAGGACCGATCTTGTCATTAGAATAAATTGCTGAACCAGCAAGATATAAATTACAACAAGGTGCAAATCCTTCATTATTGATATCAACAGATACATTTAATTTTGGGTCAAACCATCCAATATATCCATCAGTAGTTGCAGATGCAGCATTTGCAGATAATTGGTTAAGTGCATAAGTTGGTAAACCTTGAGTAGTTAAATAACCTTCAGATGTAGTAGCTGTTGTAGTACTACCATTAGGATATGTAATTACTGTACCGATTTGTGTCCCGCCTGTGGCAAGAAATGCTTTCTTAAAAGCATGATTAAAATAAGCCATTTTGTTTTGTTTTTAGTTAATAATATAATATACTATAATATAGTAAAAGTTTTTGATATAACAAAATTATTTCAAGAACTTTAATTTATATTTAGCTGAGTTTAATGTTGACTTAACTGTGTCAAGTTCATTTACTATTTCAGAGTAAGGCATTTTAGCTTGTAAGTTAGATACCATACTTATCATGTCTCTAATATATCCTAATGCATCTTCTACACTATTTAAAGTTCTAGGAGCTGACTCAGAATAAGTAAGTAACATTTCTGCTGCTCCCTGGTATCCTTCTGCTAAAGCATCAGCATGTTCAGGCATTGCATCATATAAATCATTAAGAGCTTTATGAGCTGCATATGATCCAGTACCAGTTACTTTAAGATGTAACTTATGAAAACTTGTTCCAGCATTCATTAACTCTGATACACAAGCTGCAGTCATTGTATCACAACTTCCACCTGCAGGTGCACTTGAGTATGATGTACCTGACACCGCATCTCTTTTTAACATTCTAGGTTTATCCATTATTTTTAGTTGTTACGTTCCGCCCCTTCAGTACCTCTTGTGTATTGGTTGCTAGACTCAATATCACCGGCAAGTATTGCAACAGCTTCATCAATTATTAATTCAATTATATCATCCTTAAATTCACATGGTACATTTACAGGAGATTCTACACTTGTATAAGGGTCAACACAACCTTGTATTTGTATCTTAATTGGTTGACGGTAATATACTAAATCTGCGGATTGTATTTCAAATTCATTGTTTGTGTAGATATGTACAGTGTTGCCTATTAGGGTAGCAAATGTCTCTCCCCAAACAAAATCAGGTCTTTTATTTGCATCCCTTAATAACTGATTAAGGTTACCCTCTTCAGCTAAATAAACAGTCATTCTTCTTTTCTCACAACAATCTTTTTTAGCATTAACATCAACACGTTTCCATTCTAGATATTCAGCTGGAATATTACCTGTATAGTAATATTCTTTATCTGCTAATGTTAAAGTTTGTGTACTTAATAATACTTGTAAATCATCCTTTCTTCTAGTGGATTGTTCATCACCTTCCCTTACCTGGTTAATACCATGCAGTTGTCTCCGGGTCCATTCAACCTGAGCCTTATTGAAAACCTCAACAACTTGCCAGCACTCTATGTTATCATAGTCATTGCTGTCAAGCTTGTTAAGCCTTTGCTTCATTTTTATGGTGATAGTGCTATTAAGCATTTCTTATCTTTTTTTACGGGTAACGGATCCACCCTTTTTTATTTTTCCAATTGGACCAGGGCTAGTAGAAGGTGCTACAGGTCTTACTGCTTTTTTCTTAGGCATTTCAGGTATTCCACCATAACCCATTTTTTTAATAGCACCACCTTTTCTTTGAGGACCAAATGTTTCTTTTCCTTTATTAATTACTCCTAAAGATTTATCAACTATACCAAGAGTATTAGAAAGAATATCTAGTCTTTTAGCAGTTTTTTCACCATGTGCACCAGACTTTATATCTTCTTTTTTCTTTTCAACTTTAGCCTGTCTAATATCATCTCTATTTACTTGTCTTGTAGCTTTATTAAGTTGTCTTTTTTGTTTACCACTTTGAGCCATCTTTGCAGCAATTGCCGCATCTCTTGCTGCTTTTGCTTTAGCTGCAGCAGCTTCTGCAGATGCTGCATCAGTAGTAGTAGAACTATTTGTATCAGTTGGTTTAGGAGCTGCTGGTACTGTTGGTGGATCTTCAGGTCCTCCTTCAGGTCCGCCCATTGCAAACTTCTTCATAGAGCCTTTAACAAGCTTTTCTCTTTTTTCATTTTGTTCCCTAAACCAAGTAATAGGATTTGTTTTATTTGTCTTTTTCATGTTATCTATTTTTAGCCATTTTTTTTAATGTGATAGCCAAAGCTTTTCTCTTTGGTGTACATGTAGGTTTAGTCATTGGTGTGCAATATCCTTTGTGTGCAGGATTGATTGCTTTTTGAATCCATTTTTTATCAGTAGACCCACCTTTCTTCATTAACATAACAGGAGCTTCTGCTAACTTAGCAGTTTGACCACCCTTCTTCATTGATGGTCTTTCTTTAACACATGACCCGCTAGCAGATCTTACCTTTGTGTTTTTACAAGAAGTTTTTACAGCTCTAGTTGCCATGATTATTTCTTTTTAACTGTACCACCTTTTTTCTGAAAGCCCATTTTGTTTCTTACAGCTGTAGGTAATTTACCAAGTGAATTTGATTTGTCTGAAGGAACTGGTTTTAATGAACCACCTTTAGCCATTTTCTTAACAGCTCCACCTTTCTTCTGACCCATAAGTTCTTTAACTTTATCTTTTACACCAAATGCATTTTTAGCATAGGCTAAGGCACCCCCTCCAATTACAGCTGCAGCTTTTGCTACTTTTTTAACTCCTTCAGGAATACTTCTACGCCCAAATGTTTGTTTACATCCACTTTTCTTTTTTCTTCTTTTTGGTTTACCGTCTACCATGACAGTTTCCATACATGAATCATCCATTGTTGCCATAACTATTTCTTTTTAATTGTTTTAGATTTCATTGCACCACCTTTCTTCATTGTTTCAGGTCCGGTTCCACCTGCGTTAGGAATTCCATAAATTCCCATTTTAGTATTGCTACCACCTTTTTGTGCAGGAGCAAAACCTCCCATTGCATATTTCTTAATAGCTCCGCCTTTTTTCTGCTTTGTCATTTCTGCTTTTTTAGCAGCAACTTCTTTTTCAAGTTTCTTTGCAGCTCTCTTTTTTGCAAGGGCAGCAGTAATACCAGAAGCGGCTATTCCTACTATAGTACCTAGACCTAATCTAGCACTAGCAGATGATAAGGGGCCTTTAGATTGAGGAGTTGTTTTATCACAACCTCCAGCGGTCCAGTGATATCCTGGAGGACAAGATTTACTTGATCCACCTTTTTTCATTTTACTCATTGAGCCTCCGCAGCTCATACATTTTTTTGTTGCCATGATATATATATTTTAACAGTTCCATTTTCTTAAAGAAAGAGCCTTTCTAGTTGGTCTTCCTTTTTCATCTTTCATTGGTCCAGGCATCCCTGACATTCTAGCACAAAAACTTTTGCGCCTGTTAGCATCTTTGCTTCCAGGTTTAAGTTTTGATGGTTTAGTTGTCACAGCTGTCTGAAGTTTGCTTCCAGGATTTGCTGCTCTATAACTAGCTACTCCCTTTGCATTTAATCCACCTGTTGGATTCTTACCTTCTGATCTTGTCCATGCTGGTGTAGAACCTCCTTTTGCCATTTTAGGATAAGGATTTTCTTTATGCCATTTCTTAGTTGATGCAACACCTTGCTTAACAGTTTTAGCTCCTGCTTTTTTTGTTAAGTCAATAGTATCCCATACTCCTTTATCTGTAGTAGGATGATTTACCATAATGTCACCAACTTTTCCTTCTCCTCTCTTTGTAGTCTTTTTATAAATTACATGTTTTTCACCACCTGCAGTAACTTTTACTTTCTTAGTTTTTGCCTGTGCCATGATTATTTAGTTCCAAAAGTTTTAAGAACATTCATTTGTTCCTGAGCTAATTTTTTAACATCAGCCATCATCTTAGTATTTTTTCTAATCTCATCTGCTCTCTTTAATGTACTTAAAGCAGATTCAATTTCCCATTTTCTCATTTCTGCTTTTGGTGTTGCAGAAATAGTTGTGCTTACTGATGCCTTCTTAGCAGGCGTTTTCTTAGCCGTTGTTTTTCTAATTGCCATAACTATACATTTTTAACTCTTCTTCCCATTCCTACTTTAGACTTCTCAGCTTTTTTAGCAGCTAGTTTAGAAGGAGTTAGTTCATACTTTGTTTTAGGTGTATCCTTAGATACTTTTCTTGTTGGCCGGCAGTATTCATTTTTACCACCGGCTCCACAAGCTTTTCCTGATTTTGTATCTTGCCATTTCTCTGCTTGCCATCTTTTCAAGTCTGCTCCAGCTTTTGTCTTTCTAACAGTACCAGAACCTTTACGGCATTTGGCAATTGCTTGAGAAGCTCTAGCTGAAGGAAACACAGCGTACTGTGCTTTTACTTTAGAATAACATGCATCTTTAGGCATAATAATTATTTCCCTGGTTCAGCTGATTTAGGAGCTACACTTGTTCCACCTGATCTTCCTTTAGCAACTGTTTGTACAGTAGCTGGTTGATTAAGATTAACAAATACTCCTTTACTACCAGGAACTTTTTGTACTTCTACGCTTGCATTTGGGTTGTTAATTTTCCCAGTTGTGTATTGTGCCATTTTATTTATTTTTTAGGAGTTGCATTTTTAGGAGCTTTACTAGTACCACCTACTCTTCCTGTTGCTTTTTTAGCAGCAGATTTAGGTTCAGCAGATTTAACCGGTCTTCCTCTTGAAACTTTAGTTACTGAAACAAGAGCATTTGAATTAACCATTCCTCCTGTTTTCATTTTTTTAACCATACCACCAGTTTTGCCATATTTCATTTTCTCACCAGCCCTTCTTTTAGCATCACCTATTTCTTTTAATTTTTTACCTGCTGCTTTTTGTGCATCACCAACTTTTTTCTTTGCTAAACCTTCTGCTTTTAATTGAGCTCCTGATTTACCTTTATCATCTTGAGCAGAATTCTTTTGATTTATTAATTTTATAATTGCATGATCACCAAAAAGAGTATCCTTTTTATTTATACCTAAAGATTGACTTTTAGATTTTTCAGCAGCATCTTTAAGCATAGCACCCGTAAGTGCTTTTTCATCACCCCACATTTTTAAAGCTTGACCTTTAATTTTTGAAGGAGATGGTGGAGTACCACCTGTTTTCATTTTCTTTTTAGCGCCACCTTTTTTCATCATGGAATTTTTCATCATTGAGCCATCCTGCATCACGTGCATTCCACCCATTTGTTTTTTTGTCATTTTAGCCGCCATTTTATTTTAGTTTTAAGAGTTCCAATACTTTTCACAAGACTGGTTTAGATCTTTTAAGATATCCTCATTTAAAGGATTTCTCATGTGTTCTACTACATCTGATACATTTCTTCCTAACAATGAGTTAGTCTTAGTGTGATAGATATAACCATCAGCCTTATTAACAATATACTTAAAAAATACGGAATCTCTAACAATTGATTTAATTTTAAGTGTTTCCATATCCATATTTGCAGTTTCAACAAAAGATTTAGCTGCACGTTCCATGTTTGTTTCTCCACCTAATCCATTAATGTAGTTATCCATGTTTTCATAAATAGCATCATTAGGTGTTGACTTCTTATATTGTGTACTATTTATATCTACAACTTTTGCAATGTAGAATAACTTAGTACTATTTTTATCAAATAATTTCTGAAGTTCAGAAAGTGCTTTGTTACGCAATTTCTTGTATTCAGTTCTTGCCATTACAGTTTCTTCTGTTTTATCTAAATAAAACTTAGGAGCTACTGCTCTTGATCTTGCATCATCAAAACTTTTTGCTATCAAAGAAAATCCTCCTGCTTCAATACCATATAACTTAATTCTATCATAAGGATCTTTAGGATCCAAGAATACAGGTTCATTACCACAAGCAATACTAATTCTATTCCAGAAGTCAGAATTGTCTGGCTTAAGCAACTTTACTTTATTCCAGAATTGTGGATCATCTAAGTCAATAACATTAGCAGCTAGTTCTTTTTCTAACTCACCTACTGCAGCTCTAATTTCTTTAATCCTTGCAGCTTTATCTTGTTCATTCATTAATCTAATATCTGGAGCAAATTCATTAAGTCCTGTTAAGTACCTAACTACTCCATTATTTTCTAAACATGCAATTTGTTCATGATGAGTTACCCCATCAAACAAAGACATACCATAATCTTCTAATCCCATATTAGAAGCACTTGAATCAAAGAAAGGTCTTACAGCTATTGGTGTTTGTTTAACTGTGCCTCTCCCGGTTTCTATCATTGTGAAATTTTCCATTTTGTTGTTGGTTTTATTATTGTTGGTTAAAATTAATTAAAATTAAAAAAAGGGAGGAGTCACCCCCTCCCTGTTTTTGTTATAGTGTCTGGTTAGAAAGATCCACCAGTGATTGGGTTTCTCATAACAATCTTTAACACTTTAGTTGGGTCTTTAACCCAGATAGCTGGCATTGTCTGAGACATCATTACGCGGTACCCATTGAATTGTCCAGAAGACTGGAATCCTTGTGTACGGCCCATGTAGTCCATAGTACCATTTTGATACCACCATTTCAATTGATTATCCCAAGATAATTTCAATAAGAAGATGTTATCATTTGTATTATCTGTGATATCAAAGATAATGAATGAATAAGAAGATAATGGGAAACCATCAATGATTGGGTTCTCAATATCATTTGTATGAACATTGTCAAATGCAGGATTCAATACAAACTTCACGTTAGCCAAGAATGGGATAACATAAGAAGTGTAAGCAAATCCAAAGTTCAAGTCCATTCCTTTACCAGTGATTGCACCGATATCAGCAGCTTGAATTAAAAGACCTGAAGATACAGCTTCTTTCTTAATTGCCTCATTTACCATTCTCATCCCACCCATACCAGTTTGAACTACTAGAGATCTTTTTGGATCTGGTCCTTGGAACTCAACTTTTCCATTGAAGAAGTTGTAGATCTCAGAACGGAATAAATCAAGTGTGAAATTGTTTTTGTTATAGATTCTTTTGAAAGAGTTATCTAACTGCTTCCAAAGACCCACTGATAATCTAAGATCATCTGGTCCATCTTGACGAACTCTACCACCTTGTCCCCACATTAAGTAAGTCTCAATGTCAGTAGCAATTTTAGATAAGTGAGCAGATTCCATAGTAGTCAAGAATGTTCTTGACAAATCACCATTATCAAATGCTTTTTTCACTTTGTCTTTACCCATTACTTTTACCATGTCCTCTAGGGAAGTAATAGAAGGATCTAAGTTAGACTTGTCAAATGTTCTCCAGATTTCAGTTACAGGAACTGTACCATCTGCATTCATTCCACCTTTGATCATTAAGTCTGCTCTTGAAGATACAGAATAATGTACGTGAGCTTCAGCACCACCAACAAAGTTATAGAATTCACGGAATCCTGTTCTTGTTGTAATGTCAGAGAATCTCTCACCATACTCACCTCTTGCGGAACCTTTACGGAATACTTTAGTACCATTAGCCAAGTACTTGTTATCCAAGTATTTGAAGTTGTCATTGTTTACCAACTGTACAGTATAGATAAAACCATCACCCATTGGAAGAATGTCTTCAGCTGTGATGTACATCTCAACACCGTTGTATTTGTCATAAGTGATGATATCACCATGTCCAAACTCACGTCTACTTAATTTGATACGGAATGTAGTCCCATCAATACCTTTGAACTCATTTTGTCCTTCAATATCTTCAATGATGTATGGAAGATCTGTAGAAACAGGAGTCTGCCATTTGTACTCTCCACGAGCATTATCTACATTAATTACATTTTTCCCACCAAATGAAGACATTTGATAAAGAGGCATTTCAACTTTCTGAGCCATAGCCCATAGATCCACTGGACCTAAGTCCATTGGTTCTGCATCTTTTAGCATGTTTACCAGGTGGTACGAATCCACATGGGAACTTGCGTTGTAAGCGGTATCCCTTAGGAAAATACCATTGTTCATTACTGGAGTTGCCATTGTTTATTTGTTTTTATTTGTTACTATTTAAAAGCCTCTTTTGAACATATTGTTCTGGCGAGGGATTGTCCTTTGTGATGATCTGTTACCAGTTGGTCTACTGATTTCATCATCTCCTGTATTTGTTGAAGAACTAGAAAGTTTTCTAGATTCCTCAGTTTTTAATTGCCTTACTGTTTTTTCTACAACAGCTTTACCACCTACATCTTTTACTTTATTTCTGTATCCTTCTGGATCAGATAATAACCAAAGTGCTTCAGCAATTAAATCATGTCTTGGTTCTACAAACTGATACTTCTCTAGTAAGTGTCCAAGTAAGTTAGTTTGCTTACCAGAAATTGAAGAGTAATTAGGTTGAACCAATCCTGAGTAAAGCATACCTTGTACTTTCTTATCAATTTTTAATCCTCCTAACTCACCTCCAACAAGTGTGTTATACACATTGTCTTGGTAAGCTTTAGCTTGATGTGCTTGTTGTTCTTTCTTATGCTCTTGCTCTGCAAGTTTTCTAGCAACAACTTCTTCATGCATTCTATCTAACTTTGGTTTGAATTGTTTTGCTTTTTGTCCAAGCTTATCAATGTCTTTCCAATCATTAATCTCATCTTCAATTTCTTCTGCAGTTCCAAAATTAGTAGCATATAAGTATTGACGTGTAATTTCTTCTTGGTGTTGTTCAATGTTTGGATCAAGTTCAAATACTTCTTCAACTTGAGCAAGTGTTCTAAACAAACCTTTAAGATCTTGTCCACCATCAGCTACATACTTAGCTGCTATTTGAAGTTCTTCCGGCAATGACTTAAAGAATTCTTTTGGAACATTCTCTCTAACTTTATTTTCTTTATCTTCAAAATTAGCTTCAAAAAGTTCTCTAAAATCTTTTGTTGTATATTCCTCTAAAGGTTTATCATCATCAAAAGCCATTAGAGCTCCTTCTTCAATCATTTTAGATGCTAACTCAGCAAGACCAGATTTATCAACCTTTGGTCTTCCTTTATTTCCAGCATCCTCTTCTTGAGAGATTAAGCCATCTAATTCAGCAATTGCCTCTTCAACATCTGCTTTCTTTTCTGCTGCTTCCTGCTTATCTTTAGCAGTAACATTAGGCATGTCAATGAACGAAGTATCTACTACATCTTCTTTAGAAAATAAATTTTTAGGTTTCTCTGCTTGTTCTCCATTTGAAGGAAGCATTATGCTATCCGCACCCGGACTACCAAAGATCTCATCTAAATTTACATCTACTTGATCTACCGTTGTAGAATCTAACATCTGGGTTTCCCCAGTTGGGTTTTTTGTGTTATCACTCATTATTGTTGGTTTTTGTTTATACTTTAATATACAAATTAAACTTGAGAAATTTATAGTAATAAAAAAAGATTTTCACATTATATAGCTAAGGCTATTTTTTCTCTCCCTTATTTTTACTACCGGTGTCAAATTTATTTTTGTTTTCTTGTGCAATCTGCAATTGCTTGTTAGCAATTTCTTTCTGAGCAGCTATTTTTTCCCGTTCTATCTGGTTCTTCTGAGAATCAATATTCATACGGTTAACTTCCTTTTCTCTCTGAAGATTAGTTTGCTCTTGATATTGATCAGTTGATCTGATCTCTTTCATTGCATCAACATAGTCTGATTCCATATTCTTATTGACATCTGACATAGATCCATAACCTGCTGCGCGTATTTCTGCAACCAGAATATCTCTCTGTCTATTCTTCTCTTCCTTAGTAGCCTCAGCATCAATCTCCATCTGTTTCTGTTCTTTCTGAGATGCAAGTTGTTGTTCTTGCATTTGTTGTGCTGACTGTTGCTCTTGTTGTTTTTGTTGAGTTTGTTTACTCTCAGCTTCTTTAAGAACAGTGTTCATTTGTGCAATTGAATCTGACTGAACTAATTTACCTAAGTCATAGATAGATGCTCCGGTAGTATTATTAGTAAGTGCCATTTGTTTTAATTGCTCAAGGATAGCTCTATGATTTGCAGTTGTACTTGCAAAAATATTTAGATCTCTTGCTAATAAGTCAGTACCATTTATCTCAAAGTTTACTTTCTCATCTGCTGATGTCATATAAGTTAATCTTTTAGATGGATTAGTTGAGTGATAATACTGTGCTAAGTCAGTACGCATTTGGTGTACTCTAGGCATCAAGTAATCACAGTGTTGAATAAAGAATACCTCTGTCTGTGCGTAAGAGGCTGCAGTGGCTTGTTCTACCCCTGTAGCAGTCATCTGTGATATCTGTTGCCCCATCCTTTGTGGATTAACACCAATTACTTCATATGCTTGTTGTTTAAAGTGTGTAGCCAATTGTATCCTTGACATTAATCTTTCTGTCTGAGATAAATCTAGTTTTTGGAAATGGTTAAAGTTAAGAGCATTCTCAGTATTTGTAATAGAAGTATCTAATGGTAACATCTGGAAGTTCTTCATTGCAACATAGGCTTTAGCTAAGTTACCTTTCCCCCAGTCTTCTCCTAATGAGTGTCTTGGTAAAGAGTTTTGATCTAACATGATTACAGTACCTAGTTCATCTACTAAGATATCTGCAATTTGGTTATTTACAATATTGAATCCAATTTGATATGGTTTCATTAAATCTAACAATGCAGTTGACTTAGTATTTCTATCTGAAAAGACTGCGCCTTCTACGGGTAGTTTACATCCATATAGGCTATTGTCTCCCTTGAATTGGAATTTTAATGGGCCAATATGATTTTTTTCAATACCAATATAGATAGGTGAGAAACCTCCAGGATTATTCATACCCCAGAATGAAGGAATATTTGGTCCAATCTTTACACCGCCCCATACTTCATTAATCCAAATCCAATCAATGTGTTCTCCAAATACAATATTATCTCTTGTTTTGTTTTTAAACAATCTTGTATCATAGATTGGCTTATCTGTTACTTTATAATCTTCAGTAATTATTTCTGTAATAACTTCACCGGTTTCATTAATCTTAGTTAAGTGTCCTACTTTACGCTGAGACTTCCAGTAAGAAGTAGTACAACGTAATAAATATGCAGTACCTTGGTCAAAGTAATCTTCTCCCTCTGAGAGTATTTGATTTATAATATCACCTCCATCATAAACAGATCCAGCCATCATTGATGTATATTGTCTGTAAGCAAGAGAAGGCATATTAGTATTCCAATCATGAGATTTGGTAGCATCATAGTATGTACCATCATTTTGATATCCTCCGGTAATGTAACCTCCTGACCTAATAGGGTAGATTGCTTCACAAGCTTCCATCTGCTCTTGGGTCATTAAGTATCCAAATTTATCAATAACATCAGATACAGTAAACATATCAATTTTACCTACCCAGTTACCTTGTGAAATATATCTAGCATCTGGAGATTTGTGATAGAATGTTAATGGTGGATTCCAAAGTTCTACTTCATAGTCATCTTCCATCATTCTAAAATGCCAGAACTCTCTATCTGTAATAAGCATATCTCTGAATCCTCTTTCCTCAAGTTCATCCATTCTGAATCTTTCAGTATCAACTGCATGTTGATGAGATGCCCATTGCTCTACCATTCCTCTATAATCCTTCTTAAAGAATTGTTCAATCTCTGGTAATGACTTTAAAGTATCTGGTTGTAATTGTTTATTTGCTTCTTCAGAATTTTGATCTAGGCCTTGTTCAACTAGAGCAGCCATGATTTTAGTTTGAGCATCCGCCATTAAGGTATCTTCTACCATCTTGCGCTTTTGCTCCATCATCTCATTATATGAGAAATCATCTACTGCACGGTATGTAAGTTTAGTTGATCTCTTAGCAAATTCAGCTACTAGAACATTAATAACATTTGGGATGATAGGATAGAACTTAAGTTCCATAGCAGATGCATCTTCTTTAGTTAAGACTTCTACTATATCTCTCATTTCATTATCTTCTACCATAAGATAATCTGTCTTATCAATAATACCCTTTGCAAGTTTGTAGTTCTTCATTAACCTACGGGCATTTCTGCGGACTTGTTTAAGGCCGTTCCATTCTAACCAGTCAAGGTTCCATGCTGCCCATTCTTCATCTTTATCTTTATTTGATAAAAATTGTAAAGGTTGAGTAATACTACCCATCCTATTATGCTGAGTCTTAGCACCTTTCTTTAACTGTAATGCGTTATATATTTGCATACTTATTATTTAAAATGTTTAAAAGGAGACCGCTTGCCGCCATCACTATTCCTATAAACTGATTTACCAATATGTCTAAATGGACTATTGTTTAATTTAAACAAATTTTCTGACTTTTGCAAGTTTTTAGCGGCATCATCCATTATTACTCTTTTAGCATAACCTCTGTTTGATTGCTGTATTCTCATAAATGCAACCAATGCACAGAATGAAACTAGTCTATCCACATTGACTCCTGGTGCATATTCACGCATTTCAGTAAGTAACATGGGGTCAGGTATTCTTTCTATACCGTATTTTGTACGTACAATTGTACCATCTGTTTTAGTTTCTACATCTAATTCTTCTTTAGTATATTCTATTGCATAGTTAAGAAGATGTTGTTTAAATAAAGTTCCTGTATTTTTCCAACCATACTCCTGGAAGACGTTAGCATTTGCACCCAAATCTTTCAAGAACATGATCTGACTTTTAGGTACTAAGAATCTTTGTTTCTTTCTAGATATCATATACTGGATAAATAATGAGATGTTATTCTCAATTACTGTCCATGCATTATACCATTCTATAATTAACTCCAGTCTCTGGTGAGTTTTATTAAGGTCATCAAACCTACCACACCAAGCAGCTACAATCTTATCTGGTTCTATGTAAGTTTCAGTTTCTATACCAGTTACTTTTGTAACTTCTACAGGAGCTTTCATAACATAGATAGAACATAATGAATCTGATGTTGTAGTTTTACCTTCTGACACGGGGTCAATAGAAGCATAGTACTGTCCAAAAGTTGGGTCTTTAATTGGTCTTTCCCAAACTACTAGTACTCCTGTTTTATCTTCAGTCTTTTTAGTTACTGGAAATTCTTTAATTGGCTGTCTATTAGATGGTTTAACAGAAGGTTTACCATTCTCATCAGTACTTATATCCAAGAATTCATAGGCATATTCTTTGTCTTCTATTCTTCTTTGTTGTGCAGTTACAAGATGTGGTGGAAAAACAGATACACTTCTATGGGCAAATGCTTCCTCTATGTTTCTTGGTCTCTGAGATATTCTTAACTGATAAGTTTCTGGATCAAGTTCTTTCTTCCAGGCGGCAAATTGTTCATCTAAAGCTTTTAATGCTTCTTTGACAAGTGAATTACCATAGTCATCTATGTATGGAGGCATTGACCATTGTTCAGGAATAAACAAACCTGACATACCATAAGTTCCTTTTGAGTCTATAAGGTCAGTCTCAACAGCATACACATCTGTATCAGTTGGTGAAAGTATCATTTTTCTTAATGGTTCACACTGAGATAAATCTCCTACAGATCCTGCAGCAATAAACATTCCTGTAGTAATTAAACCAGATGCCATAGCAGGACGCATATACTCATAGGTTAAATCCATCTTTGGTGCAATCCCTGCTTCTTCATGAAAGAAGTATTTTACCGGACCCCCTACACCATTTGTTGGATCTTTCTCAAATGACATGCCTTGCATAGTACCCTTTAAACCCACTTCTGTTTTTCTGTCCCCTTTTCTTACTTCAATCTTTTGCTGCCACATTAGAACTTTGTCTGGAGACATTGGACGGTACCATGCCGTATGTTCATTTAAGAACGCAGCATATTCTGACATAAACTTCCAAGAACCTTTCTCATTGATATAATCTTTGAGGCTGGCTCCCATCTTCAAAGTTACCCCAGCTTCAAACCAAAGCTGATTAAGTAACTTAGAGATATGGAAGTATGAGGATGCTATCTGACGTTTCTTCAGAATAGCAACATGTTTATAATTAAGTTCTGCTAGTAGTTCATATAAAGCCATGTGATACTGAGCATCTCTGACTTTTGCAAAGTCAAACTTTTGTTGTTCCTTATCAAAGATAGGTAAGAAGTTTAACCACATATAGTAATCTCTAGTAAGATACCATTTCTTATTACCATTTATATAGAATACTCCTTTTCTACATTTATGTTTCTGATCATCCCAATAAGATATAAAATCTCTTGATCTAAATGGTGCTATACAATAAACATTCTGCTCTCTAAACTTTACGGCTTCTTGATTAAAAAGAAAACTAGTCTCATCAAAATTGTATTTTCCAGGTTCAGAAAACATTTCTGCAATAGTTCTTGAGAATTCTTCTCTAGAATCAAATGATACTGTTGTCCATGTACCATTATCCCAACAGGGTATATCTTGATAAATTTCATTCATAGTTTAAGAATCATATGCAAGCCCCTGGCCTCCGCGAACTTTACTAGATTGTTCATCTTGGAGATCTTTGTATACTCCTTTAAATGAAGCTCTAATCTGGTCAAAGTTTTTAGCTGCAGCAACTAGTGAATTAATATTACCATCCCTACCGGCAGTGATCTGAGTTGTTTCCATATATCTAGCCAATCTATCTAACATAGATGCCATACCTTTATATGCTCTAGATGTTGGTGTTTCATACATTCTTTGACAAAATTGCAAAGCAATATGAATATCATCATCTTCTGTAGAAAACTCAGCTGCTATTTCTTTTAATATGATACTTTCTTTATCAATTTCTGGAGTATGAAAAAACGGATTCATATCTGGATTAGGACAGGTCATGTAAAAAAGATACAGATATATCTTTAAATAATCTTCTGGATAATTATCCATAACATCTTTTAAAGCTTTTAATGTATAGCAATGTTCAGTAGGAATAACAATTCCATTTTGTACATCAAATAGTCTTATAATCATTTCTTTTTTACTTTATGTTTGTTCTCATGCAAATAATGCATAATACTTATTACTTCATCTACTAAATAAGGAATAGCCATAGGAACTACTTCTTTTACTATAGGCTCACCATTGCCATCAAGTTTAGCAACCGGGTACCCCCACTTATCAACATCCTCTTGTTCAAATGTAATATGGTGTATAAATATTCTACCAGGTTTTAACTTAGGGTTATGCTTAAGAATAATATACATATAAATACTAAGCTGTAATGCATAGTGATTAAAATTACAGTCATCTAAACTATCTACTGGTGCAAGTAATTTTTCTGATTTGCCTTCCCAATCCACATAAGATTCAGTCTTTATCTCTTTATTAGTTTTATAATCAATGATATTTACTTTACCATTAACCACTTCTACTAAATCTGATTGCCCACAGATACTAGCAGACTTAAGATAAACCATATGTTCAGGATATACTCCTGGTTCTAACTTCTGTAAGGGAGCATATTTTGCACCATCCTTTTCTGGTAAAGGAGCAAAGACAGGAACAGTTACACCTTCTCTTTCCATTGAAGCTAATGAACACAAGTCAGATTCTCTTTGGTTATGATAATATGTTCCTAAGGTAATTGCTCTTGTTGACTCAGAGTTCCATATATTTTGAATCTCATCTGGTTCAATACCATACCATTTAGATCTTTTATTCTTAGAAACTTTTTCAGCAACTTTCTTTGCATCAAAAGCTTTCTTAAAATGTGAAACTAATGTAGTTACACTGATCCAATCAATACCGCTATCATCTTGACTTTTGTAACTATGATCTGCTGCGTTAAATACTATACTCATAAGGCATCTAGTTTATCTTCTTCTTCTTCTGATAGTAATGCTTCCCATTTACCTAAAGGGCACTCAGATGATAATGATCTGGTCTTGAAACCAAGGGAACAACCACATTCATTACAACATGGAGCTGTACCTTTAACAGCACACTTCTTTCCTTTACTTGGACACTGATTACAAACAGCAAGTCTTAGTTCTGCTATATCTTCTACAAACTCATCACGGATAATAGAGTTTTTAATCCCCTCCATTATTCTGTGCTTCTCCTTCCAAATTTGTTTTAATAGATTCATATTTTTCATTTTTAAATATTGATTTTCTCTGCTCTTCTAGGGTGATCTTTTTCTCCAGCTCAATAAGAAGATCAAGTTTATCTTGTATCCGCAACTTCTTTGAATAGGCACCAAAAGTTGAGGTATCATGATTTTCTAATAATTTAGTAGATCTTTGAATTGATCTTCTTATCCAACTAGCCTTTGTGTTAAAGTGACCTAAGCCTTCCACATTTATTCTTGGATAAGTTAGGTTAGATAAACAGCTTCTCACATTTTTGTAAAGAAACTCTACAAAATTTTCAACTAATGCTTCCTCAACATTTAGTTCCTCTGCTGTTTCTCTGTAAAGTTTAGACGCTTTCTTTGGTATCATTACCTAAGAATTTATAGTCTAACAATATGTTTCCTTCTGTTTGAATTTTTAGATTAGGATTAATCATAATAATCTTTTTATTTTTTACATCCTTTACTATTAATCCGTTTTTTTCAGCTTTATTAATACAGTTACGTACAGTCTGTGGAGACTTAAATATACCTTCTTCATCAGAAGATGCATCATAACAAAAGCTTGTTAACTCAATGGGTTCATTAAAGCTGAGTAAGGTTAAACAGTTTAGATCAGATTCACTCATTGCAATACGGTTAATATAACAATGAGTAAGAATCTGAAACTTTACAACATCCCATTTGGGCATTTTAACACGTTTCTGTACTTGATTAACAAGTGCCATAATTAATCTTTTTTAAGCTTTCTTTCTGGTGCCTCAGATGAATTCTTTGCTTCTTTCTCCGCCTCTTCACTCTGAGCCATCATCATAGCAAACTGATATTGGTAATTAGCTCTTTTAAATCTTGCTTCTTCAATGTCTGTCAAAAGCTTTTCATACTTTGCTTGAGCTTCTAAGTAAGGAACTGATTCTTCATAGAATGCTTTCATTTCCTCTTTTCTTGCTGTCAACTCTTCATGTGACATCTCTTGTTCTGGTTGTTGATTTTCCATTTTTATATATTTAAAGTTTAGACAAATATACAATTTTTGTTTAAACAAAAAACATTTAAAAAAATAAATCCAGATATAGAACATACCTGGATTACTGTGCATTTAATAAGTTTAATTACTTATCTGTTTTTAATTGTTAAGTTTAAAATTGTTAACATATAGAATTCTCTTGAGATATCTATTTCTATTGTTAAGATATCTAATGCAGATATTCTTAATCTTATTGCTAATTTGTCCCATTGTTTGGCAGGGGAATTCCAGTTGTTTCTAAATTTCATTATGCTTCATTTTTACTGATTGTACCTTTAGCATCCAACATGACCTTGCGTACATTTGCAGGTTGTGCTACTTTCCAGGCTGTTCTTCTTGCTTGATACAATCTTGTTTTTACTATTCTTGTTACACTCATTGCATTTCCTTGGTTTCCGCCAAGTACATGATAGCAATCTTTATCTTCTCCAACATATATCCCTACATGTCCACCACCATCTCTTTTAAAAGTAAGTATGTCACCTAACATAGGTTCAGTTACTTTAGTACCATATGTAGCCCATGATAGAGCCCATAGGGGTTTGTCTACTACTGTTACTCCGGCCATATGAGCTGCATATGCTACAGCTAATCCACACCAAGGAATTTCATCATTAGTATATACTTTAGATAAACCAAGTTCTTTAGCCCATCCTAAGATAACAGGGTTATGTTCTTTACCTACTACTTCTTTAGTACCAAGCATCTTTACTGCTTCTACTAATATCTTTGGAGATTTCTCTTCCTGTAAATAACTATAACTCATTAGTCTTTTGTAAAATATAAGTCAGCTTCTGCATTTCTTCTTCTAACTAATCCGGCTAGTGTAACTCCTCCTGCATTTACCCACTTCATAAATTCTTTTCTAATGTCAGGATCATTTGGATCTGTATTAACTTTTTTTAACAGTGTAGAAGATTTTAATGCTCCAGTTCCTAAGTTATAAGCAAAGGAAACTAATGCATCAAATTGATTCTGTGTGATTGTATCTATGCAATAAGTATCTACTGCTCTCTCATAAGAGCCTAACATATTAGCAAGTAATACTGTTGCTTCTGCTTTTGTTATTGCAGCATCAGCCATAGTAACTTTTTTTATGCTAGTATAGTATGTGGCACCATATCCTATTGTAGGGACTCCTGCTGGACATCTATAAGGTTTAGCACTAAATCCTTCAAATGATTTTATTAACTCAACTCCTACAGGACTTAACTTAAGTATTTTCATTATGTATTAGTTTTTAATATTCTTGTATGTATCTGACACAGCTTCAACTCCTAATCTAATTTTCTTAACAACATCTGCTGCTGATTTAAGAATATTATTACCAGTAATATCAAACCAGTTTTCATTAATAGATGCTAATTCTATAATAGCAAATATACATAATAATACATTTGTAAATAAAGCAGGAGTTGGAATAGTAAATGTATATCCTAAAGCTTTAAGAATTCCATTTGAAAATGGAGTTAATGCATAGTAGTCTAATGGAAATACTGCACCAGCAAAAATATAATATCCTGCTGCTTTAAATATGTATCCTCTTCTAAGTATTTTAGATTTGAATACTTCTCTGTACTTTCTTTTTTCAGAACAAGCTATTTTTTTAAGTGATATAAGTTTAACAATAGTATCTATAAATATAATAGTCATTAATATAATAGAGCAAAGTTCAACTGGGGCAAAGATGGAGAATATAGACAATACTGTAAGTGTTATTTTTGTTTTCATGCTAAAGGAATTTGAGATCTAATGATCTTAATAATAATATTAATTAATAAAATAATTAGTACAATCCCTCCCACTACAGCTAAGAAGTTTACCCACCAAGGAATATACTTTATCTTTTCTGGTTTCAATGTTTTAGTTACTACTTTAGTAAAATATTTAGTATTGCCTTTTATAGTTTTATAAATAGTATGTACTTGAGCTTTAGTAGTATATACATTATTGCTCAATCTTGTTTCTAAAGTAATGATCTTACCATCTTTGTCTCTTAGTCTATCACCTAACTTAGATATAACATGTCCTAAAGAATCACAGTATAGTGTATCTTGAATATATACTGTTTCTCCGGGAATAGTTATTGTAGTATCTATAACTTGT